GGGTGTTACCGCAGCGCCCTGAAGCGACTCCACGTCACGGAGGCCGCGAACACGTCGAACGAGGCCGAGGCGGCACGCCTGCGTCGAGAACTGACCGAGGTGGTCAAGGAGCGCGACGACCTGCGGAACGAGGCGATGTGCAAGGCGTGGGCCGGCTCGTCGATCTCGTTCACGGCCACGGTCGACGACGCGGCGTTCGAAGCCGTGAGCGGGTTCAAGGTCGTGCGGACGCACACGCGGTACGGGCGGATCACGATGGCCACGGGACAGCCGTTGCCGTTCACCCCCGTGTGCGCGCTGTGCCCCGACGAGGGAAGGCACCTCATGTCGCGGGCGTCGCGGTCGAACGCGCTGTACGCACTGACCCTGCACGTCGTGAGGTCGCACGCGAACAGCGTGCCGTTGTCCCGTACGTCGGACGAGGGTTCGTGGCACGCGCAATGTTCGTTCGAGGGATGTGAGACCTGGTTCACGGCGGTCGACGAGGACACACAGTCCTTGCGGCGGCGCATCGTGTCCCACGAGATCGACCGTCACTCCGAGGAGTCCTGATGGCCGTGTGGACGAGGGAGACCGTGACGATCAAGAGGAAGCGATGGATCGTGGCCTCACCGGCGCACCACACCGACATGGCTCAGGCTTTCTCGGCCGCTGACAAGGCGTGGCAGGCGGCGCGGCGGGCGGACCCGGGCGTGGGCGAGATGTACGTCTCGGCGGACGACGACGTGATCTGCATGTGGTTCGAAGTCAGGGTTCCCCAGGAGCCCCAGGGGACGGGGCCGGCGTGAGCGACTTCCAACCACACATGTTCCGGGTGGTCGCGTGGATGGACCCGGACGGGTATCCGGTGTTCGTCCTCAAGTGCGCCGAGTGCCCGTGGAACAACGACGAGGTGACGTCCTGGGGTCGCGGCGAGGGGACCGTCACGTTGACGTTCGCGTGGGACCGGGCACACGACCACTGGGAATCGAGGCATCGGACGTGAGCGACTTCGACCCCTCGCGGTTCCGTGTCCGGGTCGCGGACATGCCTGACGGCACGGTGTGGGTAAGCGTGCTGTGCGGGGCGTGCAGCCCCGGGCGGGAGGTCGCGAACGTCAACGACCGGGCCGACACCATCACGGTGGCCTTCCTGCGGATGTGGATGCGGTCGCACTGGGAAGATGAGCATCAGAGGTAGCGAGAAGCGACAGAACAGCCCCTGTGAGCGATTCACAGGGGCTGTTCGCTGTCCCGGTCCACCTGCGGCCTGCGAGGCCGTCAGGCGGGCGTACAGGCGATTGTAGTGATCGTTCTAGTACGGTGTAACAATCGACCTCATGGGAACAGGTCACCCGAATGCCGGAGACAGCTTGTCCGACGAGGACCGATGCACGGCGTTGAGCAAGCAGACACGGGAGCGCTGCCGCAAGCGCAGACGACCTGGTCTGACCGTGTGCTTCTACCACGGTGGCAAGGCGCCCAGGGCCGACACGGTGGTCAGGGAGACCCTGGCCATCCGAGGCATGGACGCGCTCCGGGATCCGGCGCGGCCGATCGTCGACCCGCTCACCGACCTGTTGGCGGTCGCGGCCAGAGCGCACCGGCTGATGGAGGTGCTTGAGGACCAGGCAGCCGCACTCAAGGCCATCCGGTACGGCGGGGCGTCGGGGGAGCAGACGCGCGCGGAGCTGCTCGCCTACGAACGCGCGCTCGACCGCTGCGGCCGCATCCTGGCCGACATCGTCAAGTTGGACCTTGACGCCCGCCTCGTGCGGGTGAGCGAGGTGCAGGCGGCGCACGTGGTGCGAGCCATCCACGAGTCACTCGTCGCGGCGGGTATCGAGCGGGGGTCGTCGGCGTGGACCAGGGGGTTGGCTGCGGGCGGGCGGATGCTACGCAGCGTCACAGCTCCGAGTAACCCTGTGTAGTCAACTGATGCCAACCATTCCCTTGGCAAGGGTGGCTAGGCAAGTCTGTATAACCTGGGGATTGTCTCTCGCGTAGGGTTATACACGTGTGCCTAGCCACCCTTGCCAACCAAATGTTCTACCAGGTAAATCCGTTCCACCGGTGGAACTGTTGCATCCTGCAACTCTGAATCCCCTTTCGACCTTGTGTCCGAAGTGTCCGGTCGGTGGGGAATCGTACCGACTCTGCGGCGCCCACCCCGTCCCTGCCCTGCCGGTTGCCTTGCCGGCCACGGAGCGTGCACATGACCCCGAAGAGCCGCCCCTACTTCGTCGCACCGGCCCACACCCGCGTCGACCCGTTCGTCTCGGCTGCCGACGCGCTCGACCCACCGGCCAACCGATGGCGTGAGGATCCCGTGGCGTGGGCCCGGGAGAGGGGCGGTACCCGCTTGTGGTCGAAGCAGCGGGCCATCCTGGAATCGGTGCGGGACAACGTGTACACCGTCGTCCACTCCTGCAACAGCGCCGGGAAGTCCCACACCGCCGCTACGGCGGTCGAATGGTGGATCGACTCCTATCCGGCGGGCGACGCGATGGCGGTCACCACGGCCCCTACCGAGGCCCAGGTGAAGGGCATTCTGTGGAAGTACATCAACGCCACCCACGAGGAGCGCGGGCTACCCGGCAGGGTCAATCAGACGGAATGGCACATCGGGAGTCAGATGGTCGGGTTGGGCCGCAAGCCGGGCGACTACACGACGGCCGGCTTCTCCGGCTACCACGCGCCGCACCTGTTGATCGTGATCGACGAGGGATCCGGCGTGACCGCCAACATCTGGAACTCCCTCAACACCCTGACAGCGGGTGGCCACTGCCGCATCCTGGCGATCGGCAACCCGGACATCACCACGGGCCCCTTCCACGAGGCGTGCACGCGGCCCGACACCGGATGGAAGGTCTTCCACATCGGGCGATGGGACATGCCGTCCCACACGGGTGAGGACGTCGGCGAGGCCGCTTCCCGCGTGCTCATGTCCCAGGAGTGGGCGGACGACCGCAAGCGCGCCTGGGGCGAGGACAGCGCGCTCTACCAGTCCAAGGTTCTCGGGCTCTTCCCCAAGCAGGGGTCGCAGTTCGCGGTGGTGCCGCACGACGCCGCGACCGCGTGCCGTGTCCTGGACACCCCCGAACGGCCGGGCGACGTGGTTGAGGCCGGCGTGGACCTGGGCGCCGGACGTGACAGGACCGTCGTGAGGGAGCGCAGGGGCACGCGTGCGGGCCGCGTGCTGGAGTTCCGGTCCTCCGACCCATTGGTCACCGCAGACGCCATCTGTGAGGCGCTGAAGGCGTGGGGCGTCACGCGGGTCAAGGTCGACTCGATCGGCATCGGGTGGACCATGGTCGGGTTGCTGCGCCGCGACCTGATGGGTGCCGGCATAGAGGTCGTCCCTGTCAACTTCGGCGAGGGGCCCACCGCGACGAACAAGGACCGCTTTCTCAACCTGCGGGCGGAGGTGTGGTGGACGGTCGGCCGGGAGTACAGCCTCAACCGGGCGTGGGACCTGGGCGCGGTCGACGACGACACGATCGCGGAGCTGACGGCACCCGACTACGTGATCATGGACAGCAAGGGCAAGGTCAAGGTCGAGCCGAAGGACGACGTCCGCAAGCGCATCGGCATGTCGCCGGACCAGGCGGACGCGCTCTTGCTCGCCTTCTGGTCACCCGCGTGGAACGCCACCATGCCCGGTCTGAGCGCCATGATGGGGCGTGACCTGTTGGCGGGTACCCGGATGTGACGGAAGGCCCCGAGACAAGCGCTCAGGGCCTTCCGTGCGCGGTCCCTACTCGATCGGGGTGGGCGCGTGATCGCGAATCGTGAACTGTCCTTTGTCGCCTGTGTGCAGGTACCGCCCGATCGCGCCGTACCAGACGAGGATGCCTCGGCAGTGGACGCATACCTTGTCTTCGGGTTTGTCGGCCATGTCAGCCCCACACGCTCCCGGCCAGCCTGCGGTACGACGTCTTCCCGTGTTCGCGTACGACCTCTGCCGCACGGACACGGAACGGGTGGTCGTCCTTGATCCCTTCGATGTCCCGGTTCCAGGAGCCGCATTCGCCCAACCGGTCGGCGAGGTACAAGGCGTCCTCCCAGGTGTCGGCATACCCGATCGCGTACCCGCTGCGGGTGTGGGACACCGCCCACTTGGGCGCCATGTTGCTGATCACGGATGTGTGGATCACGAGGCCGTACACGTCACTCAACCACGCCTTCCGGGTCGGCCCCTCGTGATCGAAGTCGTTGTCACGGGATGCCGCGAACGTGAGGGTGATCGACTCGCGGCCGGTGGGGGTCTTCGTCATGGCGTGGCTCCCTTGTTCGTTGTTGTCCCCACAAGGATACAGGGGGTGTCGACGTAGTGTCAACACCCCCTGTCGGTTTACGCCTTCCGCTGCCGGATCGGCTGCGGCGCGTGATCCGCCGGGACGTACTGTCCGGTGTTCCCGGTGTGCACGTACCGATCGATCACTCCGTACCAGTGGAGCCCGGTGCCGCACCTCGCGCACACGGCGTACGGCTTGTCCGCGCTCACGCCTTCCTCACGTCGCCGTCGTCCGCCGTACTCCCGATCAGACCGTCGTCCCACTTGACGATCAGTTGCTCACCGTACGGCGGCACGTCCTCGTAGCCCTGGACCGTGCCACGTGTCTCGGGACCGTCGCCCGTTCGGAACACGATGCGGTCGCCCTTGCCGAAGCGCCGGCTCATCCGAGCATCTCCGTGATCGCCTTACCGTCCACCGACGCCGCGACGCGGTTCCTGGTCACGCGGGCCACGTGCCACCCGCAGGCGTACGACCACTCCCGGCTACCGTTCGCGCGCACGGCGTACGCCGCGACCACGAGGCAGGACGCCTGACCGCAACGCACACCCGGGGTGTGCTCCGCCGCTACCACTTGGAACACTCGCCTGCGATGTCCCGCATGACGCTCGCGCACGCGGCCACGTTGATCGGGTTGGTGTTGCCACCTTCCACCTTGCCGAACGCCCGGCTCATGCTGTCCATGAGGCGTCGGCCCTTGTTGCAGTTGCCCAGGTTGGCCGGGGGGTCGATCAGCGCCACCCGCACGTCCCGACCCATCACCTTCTGCGCCGCGCGCACGGCGCGCAACGGGTCGCCACCCTTGTCCATCCCGTTGGCCAGGGAGTACAGATCACCGGCCACCTTCCGCATGTCCGTCATAACGCCTCGTCTCTCGTGTCCTACATGTCGGTACAGGAACCACTGTACGCCGTGCCCCGGGGTGCGTCAACACCCCGGGGCCTACGGGTTCACTCGTCCTTCGGGATCCAAACATCCGGCGTGCCGTCGACCTTGCACGAGATCTCCCACTCGGCAAGCTCGAAGTCGTTGGACAGGTTGGCGGTCGGGAAGTCGAACCCGACGTTGTCGAATGCCTCCTTGAAGGCGTCCGGGTCGGTGACCGGGTCGATGTCGGTGATGAAGTCGACGGCGGTCGTGGCGAACGTGTACACCGGTACGGACCAGGTGCGCTTCTCACCCACGGCCGTCTGCCTCCCTGATCTCCAGCTCCGTCGCGGCCATGCGGCGTAGCGTCTTCTCGGTCGGCCACCCGTACTTGTCCCACAGTTCTCGCAGGTGCCGCGTGACCGTGATCGGCCCGTACTCCGTTTCGATCGTGACGTGTTTTCCCATCGTCTTCACTCGTATCCTTCCGGGTCGACGTCGTCCCACGACGCCTGTCGTCGCTCCGTACATCCGCCGCACAGGTCGCTGTACGCCGGCCACGTGTGGTCACGGGGGTCGTCACAGTCCGCACAGTTCACAGCTTCCTCCGCATCCGCTCTATCCAGTGCTTGACGCATTCGAAGTCACCCTGGCAGAAGCACCTGCTCAGGCAGGCGCGGCATGTCGACGACGTCCCGATCGGGTGTGCGTCGCCCGTGTGGTCGGTCATGAGTCGCTCTTCTTCTGGTTGCAGCGCCAGTGCGCCAATTGGATGTTGTCGTCCGTCCCCGGGCCACCCTTGGACTTGGGTATGCGGTGGTCGCGGGTCGCGTCCTTGAACTTGACGTACTTCCCGCAGAGCGCGCACGTCTTGCGGTCACGTTCCCAAAGTTCGTCAAGGTCCACGGTGTCACGCGTCCGGCGCGACCACACGCGGTACGACGTCTTCCACGCGACCCTCGTTCAGGTGGTCGGCGTAGGCCGCTTCCATGGTCAGCCACGCGGCGTAGACGCGGGCCTCCTGCGGCGTCATGAGGAGCGTGGCACGGCGGTTGGCGTCGGTGATGTCGGCGAACGTGGTGGCCACGCGGTACATGCCGGCCTCACGGCTCGACTCGCCCAGGTAGGTGGCGGACGACGTGTAGGCGGGCACACCCTCGCGGCGGAATCCGACGATCGCGGTCTTGATCTTCTTGAGCACGGTGTGTCTCCCTTGTCGTTGTGGGTACAGGTAGAGCCTACCGAACGGGCAGGGAGTGCGTCAACACCCCCTGCCCTTGTCGATCAGTACTGCACCGGTGATATGGCCGGCGGGCTGTACGGTGCGACGATCACACCCGATTCGGCGTCCGTCGCGTTGTTTGCCTCTGCCTTGTCGGCGCTCTTGATCAGGTGCGCGGCCAGCATGCGCGCCGTCGTCGGGGACATGTCCAGAATCAGCGAGCGGTCCGGCTCGACCTCCGTTCGCAGTGGGAGTATCACCACGTGGTGACCGTCTGCGTTCGAGTCGTTGGCGAATGCCCACCCGACGTCTACGACACTGGCCGGTTTGGCGAATCGAAGTTTGCGAGGAGTCTTGCGGCGGCTCATAGTGTGTCTCCCTTGTCGTTGTGGGTACAGGTAGAGCCTACCGAGCAAGGCGGGGGTGTGTCAACACCCTCGCCTGCCGGCCTAGTCCTCTTCGATGCCCAGGACGATCGAATGCGGCGTGACGGTCACGGACACCAGTGTGCCGCAGACGCGGTCCCCGATGTTGAACCCGTACAGATTCGGGACGGGGACGCGAATCGGCGCTATGTGGTCGGTGTTCAACATCTCCCACCCGACTGCGGTGCGCCGTGCCTTGAGTAGGTAGACGATCATCGACCCAGCCACGCGGATTGCGCGGCCTGGTCGACGGCGTCCGCGTCGATCGCGTCCAACACGGCGTCCGCGATCTCCGCGCCCTTACCGGTCACGTCCATGATCCATCCGGCGCGCCGCCGCATGCGGCCCGTGAGGTCGTTCAGCTCCTCGTGCCAGACCGGGTGGACCATGACCAGCCCACGATCCTTCAGGGCGCCGGCCGTGGCCACGCTGACCCCTTCGCGGTCGCGGGTGATGCCGGCCTGTCGCAGGCCGCACAGTGCGGCCACCTGAGTCTCGGACAGCTTACGGTCGCTCATGTCGTGCCTCTCGTGTGATGTGGTGTGCGGTGATCGAGGTGTGTGCGGTCAGGACCAGGAAGGCGCTTCCGCCGTGAGGATCATGCGGGTGAACGTCTCGTAGTCGGCCGTACTCCACGTCGCCCCGGTCCACGGCGCGTCGTCCCATCCGTAACCCGTGGCCGCGTGGAAGGCGCCATCCTCGAACAGGACCATCAGCATGTTTCCGTTGGCGTGGACCATCTGGGTCGTACCGGCCATCCCCCGGTGGTAGTGGGTGGCGACGAAGCCGGCCTGCCTTGCCACGTGTAGGACGTTCTTCAGGTGGGTCTCGCCTGTCACGGTGTGCCTCACTTCTCTTCGATGGTGATGACGTACTCGCGAGTCTCGTCGGACATCGCGTCCCGCACGTGGACTTCGATCTTCACGGGGCCACCCGGTCGCGGCGGGATCAAGACCACCCGCGACCGACCGCCGTCAGTGAGCTTGTCAACCAGGGGCTTGTAGACCTCGTACCTCAGTTCCAACGGGTTCACGGTGACTCCCTCGTTCGTTGTGCTGACATGTAGAACACTAGTCGACCGAGGCGAGTCGTGTCAACACCCCCTCTCGGAAATCTTTCTTACCCTGGGGTGTTGACACCTGTCGGTCGCGGCGGGTAGTGTTCTACATGTCAGCACAGGGAAGCGGAAACAGGGAGACACACCATGGCTACTCAGCTCACCACCGTCCGCGCCGGTGGCAACGTGCTTCACACCAACCCCGAAGGCAACCGACACAGTGTCTGCGGCCGGGTGTCCGTCAACAAGGTGTACGGTCCGGACGCCGCGAAGGGCCTCGTGGCCGGCACCCTTCGGTTCTGCGGTAACTGCGCCAGGGTCCGCCCCGCCCGCAACCTGAACCCGACCCCGGTTTCCGCGCCGTCCGACATGTGGACCGTGACCAACAAGGCCGGCGACGAGATCGAGCGTTTCTACGCCGTGACCACTGCGGAGGCGACCGAGTACATCCGCGTCAGTGCCGACTGCCGCGACTGGTTCCGCCTTGAGGGTGGTGTGTCCCGCCGCAGGTTGTACAGCCACGAACTGTGACCGCCTGCGGCGCGCACCGACCGTGCGCGCCGCTCCCTGCCCCATTCGACAAGGAGACACACGATGTCCAAGATCGAGATCAGCGACACCTACATGCACGCGGCGTACGTGGAGCTTCGGGACATGGAGGACGCCGGCACCCTCACGAACGCGCTGTACGTGCTCATGCGGCGCGTGGAAGACGCCATCGACGACGCGACTGTGCCGGCCGCCATCGCAGGTGCACCGTGCCCGTAGGTCCTCAATGTCCGATATTTCAACATATCCACACCCTGACAAGTCGGACAACTATTTTGTACGGTCCTAAGCAGGGAGGGGGGTGTTGACACATCCCCCTCCCTGCCGTAGTGTTCTACATGTCAGCACAACGAAGAACACGACGAGGGAGCACACCATGTCGAACACCTACCGCACCGAAATCCTGGACAACGCCGGCAAGTTCGTCGCGGCCGGCCCGACTGTCCAGGGCCGCGTTGCCACCGCCCGCAGCGCGACGCAGAAGGCGGCGCAGTGGTACAGCGCGCGGACCGGTCAGAGCATCACCACCTACCGCGCGAGCGCCTCGAACGTCATGGACGCCGGTGACAACTTCACTCAGCCGGCCACGGTGATCCTGGACCGCTGAAGGAACCCGAGAGGGGGTGTTGACACCACCCCCTCTCTGTCGGTAGAGTTCTACTTGTCAGCACAGAGAAGCGGAAACAGGGAGACACACCATGCGGAACCTGATCGACTTCAACGCAGTCACTCTTCACCACGACCGCGCCGACCACGTCAGGCCGGGCGACTGGTTCGACACCAAGTGCGGCATCGGTGACTACGCGTTCGCTCGGGTTGTGTCAGTCAGGTTCATCGACAACAACAACCCGCATGGCAAGGACCGCGTGGAGCTGACTCTGGACGCCGCTTCCTGGGCGGTTACACGGACGATGATGGTCGACCAGATGGTTCGCTTCGGTCGCTGATCGCCTCGCCCTACTCGCAGCCCCGGCCGGTTGGCCGGGGCTTTCCTGTGCGTACACATAGGACCGTACAAAATAGTTGTCCGACTTGTCAGGGTGTGGATATGTTGAAATATCGGACATTGAGGAAGCACGACACGGTGTGACGACACGGGTAGGCTGATCATCTCGTCTCGGGAGGGTGAGCACATGAGCGTCGTACCGGTCCACGCCGTGATCGTCACGCACAACAGGCCCGACGACCTACGTGACTGCGTCGCGGCGTTGGCACCACAGGTGCACTACGTGATCGTGATCGACAACGCGAGTGATCCTCGGGTGGACGCGTTCGACGGGGTCGACTACTTGGCGTACGACGGGGTCGACTACTTGGCGTACGACGACGAACAACCGCCGAACCTGTCGCGCCTGTGGAACCGGGGAATCGATGTCGCGCACCTGATCGCGAACGGCAACCGCGCCGCACGGTGGGACACCCTTGTGGTCAACGACGACTTCGTGGCCGGACCCGGGTTCGTCGCCGGACTGCAAGGACCGCTGCGGGGCACCCACGCCGTTCTCGCGTCCCCGTACGCGTTCGACGGTACGAGTGGGCACGGAGCCGACCGCGTGGACGTGTACGAGGCACCGGGGACCCTGGTCCACTCCGGCACCCGGATGGCCGGGTTCGCGTGGATGATCAAGGGTGAGTCCGGGCTACGGGTCGACGAGTCCATCCGATGGTGGTACGGGGACGACGACATCGCGCAGCAAGCCTGCGCCGCCGGCGGTCGCCTCGTGGTACACGGGACGACGTGGGAGCATCGACACCCGGACGAGGGGACGACGTCGCACCCTGAGTTGGCGGAGCAGGCCGGCCGCGACAGGGTGACGTTCGTGAACAAGTGGGGATTCCAACCGTGGTGAGGGAGAGCGATGCACGCGGAAGCGTATGAGGCGGTAGGCGGCATGGTGGGCGCGGCCGAAGTGGACTTCACCGCACGAGGTGAGTCCGTCGCGGCGTGGGACGGACTCGACATCGGTGGCCGCGACGTCAACGGCACCGCCCGGGACTGGTTCCCCCAGACGCGTTGGATGGGGCTCGACATCCGCCCCGGCCCTGGCGTGGACATCGTGGCCGACGCCACCGTGTGGACGGCGGATCCGCTCACGCTTCGATGGGACTTCGTCCTGTCGACCGAGTGCCTCGAACACGTGGAGCACTGGCGCGGCATCATCCGCGCCGCCGCGTCCGCGCTGCACGAGAACGGGCCGATGCTCGCGTTCTTCACCGCAGCGTCCACCGGTCGCGGCGCGCACGGGGCGAGTGGAGAGCACACCCCACCGCCGGGCGAGTGGTACGGCAACGTGACCCAGGGGGAGTTGGCCACCGAACTGGACAAGTACTTCGAGTTCACCTCCGTCCGCTACAACCCCAACCCCGGCGACGTCTACGCGTGGGCGCGAGGTGTGCGGTGAACGCCGATCTCATGGCGGTCCTCGTCGTCGTCCTGGTCCCTCCCGTCACCTACCGCGTGTCGCGGCTGATCGCCCTTGACGCCTTCCCGCCGGTGGCCGTGCCGCGTGATTGGGTGCTGCGGAAACTGGGCGACGAGCATTGGTTCTCGTACCTGATCACGTGCATGTGGTGCGTGTCCGTCTACGTGGCCGGAGCGGTCGTGCTGGTAACCGATCAGTTCGCGTCCGTACCATTGCCCTGGTTGCTATGGCCGGCGGCATCCGCCGTGACCGGATACATGGCGGTCCACGAACCCGAGGAGTGACCCCATGGCCAAGCGTTGGACGTTGGGCCGGCGGGAGCGCATCGACATCCCGTCGACTGCGAGCGAGACACTGACCGCAGCCGCGACGTTGGTCGAGAACTCTCGGACGCTGTACATCCAACGCGACGCTTGGCAAAGTGCGGCGTGGGGCTACTACCACACACAGGGAGAGTTCCGGTACGCCATCGACTGGTGTGCTTCGGCCAACTCCCGCGTGCGTCTGCGCGCCGCGCGCATGGACCCGGGCGCGGACGAGCCGGAGATCGTCGACTCGGGCCCGGTCGCGGACATCGTGAACGGGATCGGTGGCGGACCCGGTGGTCAGTCACAGCTCATGTCCCGGTTCACCACCCTGCTTCAGGTGCCGGGCGACTCGTACGGCCTCGTGTCCGGCACGAGTGAGTCGTCCCGGTGGGAGGTCTACGCCGCGTCGATCATCAAGAAGGCCGGCACGACGCTTCAGGTACAGACCGGACAGAGCGAGTGGGAGACGGTCCCGCCGGACAAGGTCCCCGTCCGCGTGTACAACGCCGACGCGGAGCGGCCCTGGTTGGCGACGTCGCCGTCTCAGTCGGTCATCGGGGTACTCGGCGAGATCGATCTGTACAACCGGCACATCATCACCACGTTGACGTCGCGTCTGGCGTCCAACGGCCTGTTGATCCTGCCGCAGGAGATGTCGTTCGCAGGTCTGCCGACGAGCAGTCAGGCACCGAACGCGCTCATCCCCCAGTTGATCGAGGTGGCGTCGCAGGCGATCAAGGATCCGGGGTCGGCAGCAGCGGCCATCCCCATCCCCCTTGAGGTTCCGTCCCAGTACGCCGACGTGATCCGACACCTGTCGTTCGCGTCGGAGGTCTCCGACAAGATCCTTGACGCGCGGGACAAGGCGCTTGTCCGTCTCGCGCGTTCCCTCAACGTGCCCGCCGAGATTCTTACGGGCATCGGTGGGGTGAACCACTGGGGCGCGTGGCAGATCGAGGATTCGGCCATCAAGATCCATCTCTCGCCGATCATCGAAACGATCTGCAACGGCCTGACGGTCGGGTACCTTGAGCCCGCGCTCAAGGCAGCGGGCATCGTGCCCGAGGACAGTGGTAGCCGCTACGTCGTGTGGTACGACGTGAGCGAGCTTCAGCAGAAGCCCGACATCGCCGAACGTGCCATTCAGCTTCACGACCGCGTCGCGATCACCGACGAGGCCCTTCGCGCCGCGACCGGTATGGACGAGGGATCCAAGCCCACTCCCGAACAGGCTCGTCAGCAGATCCTTACGCGTCTGGCCTACAACGGTCAGCCGATGACGGACGCCCTGGCGACCCTCACAGGAACCCCCGTGCCGTCGTCCCCGAGCGTCGCGCCCACCGACGCTCCCGGTCCCACCCCTCCCGGTGCCGGTACGGACGATGGCACGGGCCCCACCCCCGCCATCCCGGACACCATCGCCGAGATCACCGACGCACAGGGGAGCACCGCGTGAGTGTCCCCGTCGTCCCGATCCCGCGCGCCGAACTGGACATGCTCGGGGTGCGCTTCGCGGCGGAAGTCGTCGCGGCCATGGACGCCACCCTTGAGGAGATGTTGGACGGAGTCCCCGACCGCCTCGTGGCAGCCGGATGGATGGACGCCTTCCGCCGTAACCCTCGCCTGCCCACGGACAACGACGTCGCGGCCATTCCCACCATCTGGCGCTCTCGGGTGACACGCCTTTCGGCGCGGGTACGGGACGTGTTCGCGCGCTCCGCGTTCGCCACCCGTGACCAGTCGAGCAACGCGGCGTACGTCCCGGACGATTGGGCCGCCCGCGTGGACGCCGGTATGCCCGCAGTCGACACGCCTACGGTGCAGGATTGGCGTGACCTGGTCACCGAGGGGACGCCGCTCATCCCGCCGCGCACCGCCGACCCCGTCATGGAGACCGTCCGCCGCAACCTGTCCACCATCGGTGACGATCTGTGGGTGGACGTCGCGGCTGCCATCCAAGAGGGACGCGACGCGAACGAGAGCGTCGAGCAGGTCACGGCGCGCATCCAAGGTGTACTCCACAACGCGCAGTGGAAGGCGCGGCGCATCGCGCGCACGGAGATCACTCGGGCCGCGAACGCGGCCTCACTCGCGCAAATGACGCACAGCGGGTACTTCGGGGAGAAGGTCTGGTCTTCGAACACCGACAACCGGGTGCGCCCGGCTCACCTTGAGACGAACGAGCAGGCGCGACCTCTCGCCGAGACGTTCGACGTCGGTGGGTTTCCCATGCTCTACCCGGGCGACCCCACCGCGCCCGCCGATCTGACGATCAACTGTCGGTGCGACATGGTGTACGCGTTGACTCCCGATCAAGCGTTGCCATGGATGTCCGGCATCGGCGAGGGTGGACCGCCAGCCGACTCGGTCGGTGAGCGGGCGTGGAACCTGGACAGTGAGGAATCGATCGTGGCGTCGGACGATGGTGTGATCGAGGCTCAGTCGACCATGCCCGAACAACTCAAGCGATACTGGTTGTCCGGTGAGGGAGCGGCACTGATCGGATGGGGTACGCCTGGTTCGTTCACGCGGTGCGTGAACGCGTTGCGCGACGACTTCCCCAAGGATCCCGAGGGGCTGTGCGCCAACCTCGAACACGAGGCAACGGGACACTGGCCGGGCGAGGGTCGCGGTACGAAGACCAGCGCGAACGCGGGTCACACGGGCGCCATGATCGCCCTTGTCCCGCGTCCCGAGGACGCCGCGCGGTTCGCGTCCCCGGACGGCGAACCGGTCGATCAACTGCACGTGACCATGGCGTTCCTCGGTGAGGCTGTCGACTGGACCCCCGAACAGCGTGCGGACGTGATCGACCGTATGACGCGGTATTCCGGGCGCGGTGCGATCGACGCGGACGCCTTCAGCGTCAACGTGTTCAACCCGGGTACGACGAACGACCGTGAACCGTGCCTCGTCATGGGCCTCTCGGGTGACGCGCTGCCGGACATCCACGGCGACGTCGGTGAGGTGATCGGAGACCTGCCCATCCCGGAGCAACACGCCCCGTTCGTGCCACACCTGACGCTGCGGTACATGGAGGATCTGACTCCCGAGGACATGGGCGCGCACGCCGCGACCGCCATGGGACTGGTCGGCCCGGTCACGTTCGATCGCCTGCGAGTGGCGTTCGCCGACGATGTCACGGACATCCCCTTGGACGCGCCGCAGGACGAGGTACCTGACGACATGGATGAGGTCTCGGACGAGGTACCTGGGTGGTTGGGCCCGGTACCGCAGGTCGACGACGACGGCTCGTGGTCGGGTGTGCTCACCGTGGAAGGCATCCCCTCTGGGGACGGTCGTCTCTTCATGCCCGGGTCGTTGGACGTAGCTCCCCTCCCTCTGCCGCTTCGGTGGCAGAGGGAAGACGCGCCCGGTCACGGGGGTGCGGTGATCGTCGGTCGCATCGACGATGTGTGGCGGGACGGTCCGAACATGATGGGGAGTGGCGTTCTCGACATGGAGGACGAGGACGGTCGGGAGGTACATCGCAAGATGCGTGGTCGCTTCCTGCGAGGTGTCTCGATCGAGGCGGACATGATCGACGGCGAGATCGTGGGGGACGATGTCACAGAGCCGGCCATGGAGATCTACCAGTCGGGCCGGATCCGTGGCGCTACGCTCCTGGCCATCCCCGCATACGTTGAGGGAGAGATCATGTTGAAGGATCAACCAACCGTCGTGACCGCGTGCGCGTGTGAGGGATCGTCCGAGGACGACCACACCATCGTCGTCCGCCACACCCCGCCCGCCGAGTGGTTCGGCGAACCCACCGATGTCGAGATGCACGGTGCGTTGACCATCACCGACGAGGGACGCGTATACGGGTACCTCGCACCCGACGGCACGCCGCACCGATCGTTCGCCGGACGTGAGGTGTACGTCCCGCGCAACGTGGACTACGCCCGCTTCATGGGCAACGAGACTCCGGTGGTGGGCGGCGCGCGAGTGCTGGCCGGACCGGTCACCATGGGCTGCGGCCACGCGTCCACCGGACGCGGTGTGGACGGCGACGCGGCCACGGAGCACTACGACAACTCATGTTCCATCGTGGCCCGCGTCGCGGTGGGCGAGAACCGACGCGGTGTGTGGGTGGCAGGGTCGCTGCTCTCGGGCGTGACCGCCGATCAGATCGAGCGCATGATGCTGTGCCGTCTCTCCGGCGATTGGCGACCGCATCCGCGCAAGGCCGGCGTCCGCGAACTGACCGCCGCTCTCCTGGTCCCGGTACCCGGGTTCGCCGAAGCACGCGCCCGCGCGAGTGTGACGATCGAAGACGGCGCGATCACCGCGTCGTCCGTCCCGGTGGAGATGCCCGGCGTCAAGCCGGTGATCACCCCGCGTGAGGTGATCCGCCTGTCACTACAGCGTAGGCTCGACAGGGACCGGGCGTCGCGGCGCGCGACGCTCGCGGAGCGTTTCGAGAGGATCTGACATGTCCGGTTGTTGTGGAGCGGGGCGACGACGGAACCAGCAGGCGACCTCACTTCAGGTCGCGGCGCAGCAGGAAGCGGAGCGCGCGGCGCAGCGTGCGGCGGAGGATCTCGCCGCGACCGTCCGCGTCGCGGCTGAGACCGCGCTGTCGGCGTTCCCGTCGGCAGAGCCCGTGTCCGATACGGGCGACGTCAAGCCGCGCAGGCGACGCGTGCGCAAGGCCGACGACGAGTAGCCTGTACGCGCCGTGCCATCTGTGGTGTGCGGCGAATGAGACCCCGGTTCACACGAACCGGGGTCTTCTTTGTGCCCGGGTGTACCTTGACAGCTAGTAGTGTCACAATCGAGCTGTCAAGATCCTCTACCCGTTGGGGTCCATCGTGAGTGGAACGACCATCCCGGAGAGCTTCACCGCGCTGACCCCGGGGGAACTCGAAGCGTTCAACGTCGCGGCGCGCGAAGAGGTCAATCCTCTGCTCGCGGACGACGCCGAGACGACCGAGGAGAACATCGCACGCGCGACCGAACTTCTGGACGCGATCGACGCGGCCAACGCGGAGATCGCGCGGCGCGGCGTTGTCGCGGCGGAAGCGACCGCGAAGCGGGACGCGCTCCGCGAGCGGGCCAAGCCGGCCGTCGTGGAAGAGCCGGCGGACGAAGTCGCCCCGGTCGAGACCGTCGCCGAAGAGACCGCCGTCGTGGCGGAGGAGACCCCGGAAGGGGAGACCGTGACCGTTCCGGACAGTCCGGCAGAGCTTTCCGAACTGGTCGCGGCAGCCACCACCGCAGCGGTCGCGGCTGCGCTCACGCACTACTCCCCCGCGACCACGCGTCCGGCGATCGAGGCGAAGTCGGCGAAGCTCAACCCGACGATGACCGAGATCAAGGCGCGTGCGCCGAAGTTCGAGGGGCCCCGTTCGGAGAGCGTCCTCGTGGCGTCGTCCGACATCCCGGGCTTCACGGCGGGCTCCAACATCACCGACGGCGACGCGCTCACCCGCGCGGTCATCGCCCGATCGAAGCACCTGCGCCCGGTGCACGGTGGCGGGGAACGCGTCCCGATCGCGTCGTTCCAGCGCAACCACCCGCTGGTCATGTCGCCGTCCTACGACCGCGAGAAGTTCGAAACCCTTCTCGCCCGTAGCAACGACATGGAAGCACTCGTAGCGGCCGGCGGTTGGTGCGCCCCGTCGCAGATCGACTACGACCTGTTCAACATCGTCTGCACCAACGCGGAAGGTCTCCTGGACCTCCCGACCACGGGCATCGAGCGGGGTGGCCTGCGTTGGCCGATCAGCCCCACCTTCGCGGAGGTCGCGGCGTCGGACGGTCTGTGGCACTGGACCGAGACCCAGGACGTGGCCGCTGTCACCGGCACCGCGCAGTCCGGGGTCAAGACCTGTGACCGCGCCCCGTGCCCGGACTTCCTTGAGGCGCGTCTGGCCTGTGACGGTATCTGCCTCACGGCGGGCAACCTCACGAGTGACGCGTACCCGGAGACGATCGACAACTTCCTTACCCTCCTTCAGGCCGCGAACGCGCACAAGATCAACGGCCTGCGTATCGCACAGCTCATCGCCTCCTCGATCGCCGTGTCGGGCTTCACCGGTCTCGGTGCCCCGGCCGCAGGTGTCGTGGCCAACGTGCTCGGAGCGATCGAGCTTCAGGCCATCGACTACCGCGAGCTGTACCGCATGTGTGAGACGGCGGTCCTTGAGGTCGTCCTCCCGCGTTGGCTGCGCGGCACCATGCGTAGCGACCTGCGCCGTCGCACCGGCGTGCAGATCGAGGCGTACAACGACGCGACCCTGATGAGCCTGTTCGACGCGCTGAACGTCCGCGTTCAGTGGGTGACCGACTGGCAGTCCGGTGCGGCCGGGTTCCCGGGCGGCCCGACGCCGGCGCTGCTCTGGCCGTCCACCGTCCAGTTCATGATCTTCGCTCCGGGGACGTTCATCCTCGGGCAGGGCATGACGCTCGATCTCGGCGTCATCCGAGACTCCACCCTCAACGCGACCAACGACTTCACCGCAGCGTGGATGGAAGAGTGCTGGTTGATCGCGCAACGCGGTCACCAGTCCCGACTGGTCACCGTGAACATTTGCCCGAACGGCACCACGGGCGCGGCCAACTACGTCGCCTGCAACGTCTGACCACCCGACACAACCAACGGATAGGAGGTGTGAGCCGTGGTCGGAGCACCGCGATTCTTCGTGGATTCACCGGGCTTCACGCCGGCCCCGTACGGTCTGCTGTCGGCGGTCGAAACCCGGACCGCAAGCTCTCCTCACTGGCAAATGGGTGTCCAGTGGGAAGAGTTCTGCGGCCCGGTGGGTACGACGTACGAGGGGTGCTACACCGGGACCCCCGCCACTTCGGGCGCCGCCGCGCCCAAGGTGGCCACATCCGGTGAGGAGACGTTCGCGGCCACGCCGTTCACGATCTACTCACGGGTGGACTGTTCCGCGCCCGGGTTCTACGAACGCTCGGAAGCGGACAACGCCGCAGTGCTCACGAAGTGGGAGCAGTGGCAGATCGAGAACACGTTTTGGACCGGTGTGGCTGGGGGCGTACCCAACGTCGTCTTCCCCCACCTGGCCGCGAACGCGGACGTGTTCGAAGACCAGGGCCGCACCACCCTTCAGATGGCCGCGACCGTCCCGGTCACCGGGGCCATGGATCCGGCGACCGCGTTGGGTGTGGTGGAGAACGGGTTGGCCGACTGCTACCCGGGCGTAGGTGTGATCCACATCCCCGCCGAACTGCTCCCCAGGTTCGTCGAGGCGTACGTGGTGTACCGCGACGGACCCCGCCTGAAGACCTATGCGGGCAATACCGTGGTCGCCGGTAGCGGCTACCCGAACACGTCACCCGCAGGCGTCGCCACACCACCCGTTCCGCCGGGCGGTGGGTGGATCTACGCCACTCCGCCCGTGTTCCTCTACCGAGGAGCCCTACGCACGATCAGTGCGTCGGAGACTCTCGATCGTTCTGTCGACACCGTGGAAGCGCTCTCCGAACGGACCGTGCTCCTGGGGTACTCGTGCTGTCTCGTGGCCGCGCCCGTGGCCCCGCCCACGTAAAGGGGAGTGATGTAAGTGGCTGCCATTTGCGTGGCACCGATCAAGGCGCGCGTGCTGCGCCTGATCAAGCTCAACGAGTGCGGTGTCCCCGTATCGGGAGTCGGCAGCGCCGTCTCCACGTTCGGCGGGTTCATCTCCGTGGGTGTGTCGCCTCAGTACGAAGAGGGCACGGAGTACGTTCAGAAGACCGCCAACGGCGACCTGTGCGTGAACGACAAGGACCCCAACGAACTGAAGCGGGTCAACCTCACCATCACGCTGTGCACGATGGACCCGGACATGATCGCCATCGTCACCAGTGAGCGACTGCTGACGACCGGTGCGCCGGCCACCGGCACGGGCGTGGCCTACGGCGAGGGAACCCTCACCGGCCGGTACAGCCTTGAAGTGTGGCAGCCGATCAGCGGCGCCGGCGCCTGCGCCCCGGGCGGTCTCGCCCAGTACATGTACTGGTTGTTCGGGAACGTCGGCAACACGATGGTCGGTGACTGGACTTTCGAGCAGGGCGTGATGACGTTCAACTTCACGTCGGAAACGAAGTCCTGGTACACCGCGTGGCCGACGTCCATCGGCGCGTTGACCACGGGTCTCGGGACGAACGTGCTCCTGGCAGGCGAGCACTACCTACACAACGTGACCACCGTCGCGCCGCCGCTCGCGGTGTGCGGCGCCGTCCCGCTGTAGTCGTCCCGTTGGTCCCCTCACCCGATCGGGTGAGGGGACTTCCCCTCGAAAGGGTGTTCCGTGGCAAACTTCGTTTTCAACGTGAGCAAGGGCATGTTCGCCTTCCGTGCCACGCTCCCCGCCGCGTCGGACGCGCTCATCGTCATTCCCCTGGAAGCGGCCGGCCTTGAGGCGGACGCGACCCTGAAGGACTACGCGACGGTAGCGGCACTGCTTGCGGGCACCACCAACGAGCAGACCGTGATGGGCCGCAAGACGGCCACGGGCGTGACGGTCACGGTCAACAACACGACCGACCGCAACGTGGTGGACATCGACGATGTGACGTGGCTACTCGCCACCGGTAACGCCCTGGGCGCGTTGCTCGTCGCGTACGACCCGGACACCGGTGGCGGGACCGACGCCGATCTCATCCCGCTGGTCAAGGTCGACTTCGTCGTCACCCCGGACGGGACCGACATCATCGCAGCGATCAACACGGCCGGGTTGGCTCAGGCCACGGACTAGGGAGCGACGTGGCCGAATCGATCTTCACCGTACAGACGCCGGCCAACGCCGACGAAGACGACGGGGTCGAACTGACTCTCGGGACGCGATTCGTCCCCGCCGTCAACGGAACGATCACGGCCATCCGCTGGTTCTTCCCCGCCTCTCCCACGGTCGGAACGATCACCGGTCGGTTGTACTCGTGGACGTCGAACACGGTTGGCACCCTCCTGGGGTCCAACAACTTCGTCGCACCCACACCGGGCGCGTGGAACACGACCGCCGTGTCCGTCCCGGTCACGGCCGGGCAGCCGTACGTCACGGCCGTGTATACGCCCCTGGGCGAGTACGTGTCGACGAGTGCCCTGTTCGCGTCCGCGATCATCAATGGGAACCTGACCGCGACCGCCGACACTCCCACGGAGGAGAACGGCAAGTTCATCGCGGGCAACGCGTACCCGAACGACTCGTTCAACGGCAACGGCTACTTCGTCGATGTCGTTTTCGAGGCGGCATCGGGAGCGGTCACCGGCAACGCGGGTCCGGCCAACGAGGCGGACACGGCCAACGCGGTCGCTCCGCGCAAGTCCCTGACCACGGTCACGGCCACGGAGCACGACACGGCCAACGTCGTGACCGCCCGCAAGACGTCGACCACGGTCACGGCCATCGAACACGACACGGTCAACGCGGTCACGGCGGGCAAGTCCGTGGCCGTGACCGTGGCCACGGAGCACGACACGGTCAACGCCGTGACCGCCCACAAGTCGATCACCGTAGGGTTGGCCACGGAGCACGACACGGCCAACGCCGTGACCCCGATCGGCGGAGGGACGGCCACTGTGACCACGTTCGTGGACGGTCCCTGCGAGGTGTGGCCGGTGCTCTGGCCGTGCCCCATGTCCGCCGAAGTCATGGCCGTGACAGGTGTCGCCCTACAAGCGGCCACCGACCTTCTATGGGTTCGCTCGGGCCGACGGTTCTCCCTGTGCACCACCACGATGCGACCGTGCCGCGCGGACTGTGAGGACGACCTCTACCGCTACGACGGATGGTGGGCTTGGCCCACCTACCCACGCCCCCGGTTCTACCAGGGTGTGTGGACGAACGTCGTGTGCGGCCTCTGCTCCAACGGGTGCTCGTGCTCGCGCGTGTCGCACGTACGCCTTCCTACGCCAGTCAGCTCGATCACCTCCGTGGTGATAGACGGTCAGTCCCTGCCCGCTTCGGCGTACCAGCTCTACGACTACCGCGACCTCATCAGGCAGGACGGCGGGGAGTTCCCCCGGTGCAACAACCTGTCGGTGCCCAACGGTTCACCCGGTACGTGGTCGGTGACCGCCGTCTACGGCGAGGGTGTTCCCACCCTGGGGCAGATCGCGGTGGGCGAGTTGGCGTTCGAGATCGCTCGCGCTCTCGCCTGCGACAACTCGTGTCAGCTACCGCAGCCGGTACAGCAACTCACCCGACAGGGTGTGAGCATGTCGTTCCTGGACCCCAACGAGGTGTTCGCGTCGGGACGTATCGGGTTGCGCATGACCGACCTGTTCCTGTCGACGTACAACCCTGACGGGTTGCGGGCGCAGGCGAGGGTGTACAGCGTCGACCATCCGTTCGGAAGGATCCCCACATGATCTTCACTCGCGACGCCATGTGGACGGTCCTTCAACGCGTGCGCGACTGCGCCTACGAGGGGATGACGTCCACGCCCGCAGGCGCTCCCGGCAGGTCGTGTGTCGTCCCCGGTGAGATCGTCTGGGACGACTGCACTTGCGGCATGCTCGCTCTCTCGTGGCGCGTCATGGGCACCGGGTCCGTGTTCCCGGTGATCGACGCGGAGAACGCGCAGTCCAACTGTTCACCTCGTTACATGATGGTCAACATCGCCGTCGCGTCGCTGCGGTGCGCCTCGTCCCCGGACAACAACGGCAACTCCCCGTCGTGCGCGGACCTTGAGGACGACTCGTTCCAAATGCTCTCGGACGCGATCGCCGTCCGCGACATGGTGACGTGCTGCGTCCGCGACCTGATGGACACGTTCGTCATCGCGGAATACGCCATCGGGCAGACGCTCCCCGCCGGCCCCGAGGGCGCGTGCGTGGGGTCGACGCTCGATCTGACAGTCGGGTTCACCCGGGGCGATTGTTGTGGCTAGGCGCACCACGGTCAACACGAACTACGACCGCAACTCGATCAACAACATGTTGCACTCGTCGAACGGGATGACCGGACGCGAGATCACCAAACGCGGTGAGCGTGTGTTGGCACGCGCCAAAGAGCTGGTCGGGTACGACTCGGGAAGGCTTCACAACTCACTGCGGTTGTCCCGTGCCACGGTCGGGGGTGAGGTCGCCGTCACCATCTCCACCCCGGTCAGGTACGCCCGCTACCACCACGACGGCACCGGGATCTATGGCCGGAGCGGTCAACCGATCCGACCCGTGTCCGCGAAAGCGCTGCGATTCAAGCCGCGCGGTTCGACCGGGTACGTGTTCGCGGCGTCCGTCCGTGGCTCCCGTCCCAACCCCTTCATGCGGGAAGCGCTCGAAGCGGCTGCCGACCCGGGCCTGATCTCCCGTGCCCGCAGCCTGATCAACCGTCTCGCCGGAAGGAACGGCGCGCCCGCAGCGGGCGTCCGCGCGGGACGCGACGCGGCGAAGATCCCCGGTGCGGGGCCGCGTCCCGTACGCGCGCCGTCACCGCGTCGCAGGCCACGCCCGCGACGCGGCGGTGGGTGGCAGCGCAATGCGTAGGGCGACGGATCTTTCACGCGAGATACTGATCGAGTACGTGTCGTGGGCCCTACGCCGTGATGGCGTGGGCGACGTGGATGGGGAGTGGGCATGAGCAGTCCGGTAGTCATGAAGTCGTTCACCAAAAAGCGCGAACCGATTTGGTTCGAGATCAACGGCGTGGAGCTTCGAGCCAAGCCGGCCGTGGGTATCGCCACCGCTCAACAGGCGATGAACGTCAAGGACGAACTGAACAAGGCGACCGGCGGGGAGCAGCTTGGGAAGATCGTCGAAATGTTCGGGATGCTTCTGCACAGCTCCTCGAAGGAAGCGTTCGCGGCGGTCGTCTCCGACGAGGACGAGCCGGTGGACCCCGAGCAACTGGTGGACATGCTCCACTACGTCATGGAGCGACAAGGGCTGCGCCCTACACAGCAGTATTCGGAATCATCCGAGTCGCCTCCCAACGGGCAACCTGGCACTCATGGCGAGGATGGTGTCTCGCCCGAGGCATAGACCCGCTCGAACTGTGGTTGGCGGACGCGTTGGACTTGTTCCAACACTGGATCACCACCGAAGTGGACCTGGACAAGGACGCGCGTACGCAGATCATGAACGAGTGGATCGGGGACATCGACCATCACCGGGACATCCCCGAGGAAGACTCGTGGGCACCCGCGTGGTGGAAGGGTGACGAGGACGCCGCCATGGCGTCGCGGATGGCAGCGATGACGTTGGACGCGTCTCGCAACAGGAGGTAGCCCGTGACAACCCCGATCGGTTCCGCGTCGATCACCGTTCAGGCCGTGACGGACGCGTTCCAAAACAGCCTCACGGCGGACACCGATCGGGTGTTGGACTCCCTTGAACGGAACTTCGATCGTACGTGGGACACCCTCCGCCACACGGTCGCGAACAACACCGACCTTATGGTGATCGAGTTCTCGCGCGCGTCGAACGAGATTCAGTCGGAGATGCGCAACACGGCGCAGTCGATCGAGCGGTCGTTCGAACGCATCTCCACCACGAGTACCGACCGCCTCGAAGCGTCGTTCGCCCAGGCCGCTCGCGACATCGCCGCGTCCTTCGAGCGCGCGAGCGAGCAGAGCAGCGACCGCATGGACGCGGCACTGACGAACATGCGTCTGGAGTCGGAGCGAACCACCCTCGCGATACAGGGTGACGCGGACGACGCGGGGGACGCGATCGGATCCGAGATCTCCCGGGGCGTCCTGGTAGCCAACGCAGCGCTGTCCCTGCTGCGGGACGGGTCCAACCGCGCGCTGTCGTCAGTCGGTTCGCTGGGGTCGGCGCTCACCGGGATGGCCGGGCGCGGCGTGAGTGCGTTCACGTCCCTGAGCAAGGCTGCGGTAGCGGCCTCCCTGGGCATGGCCGCGTTCGTGCAGGCGGGCGCGGCTGCGGTCGCCACGATGGAGCAGTTGGCAGGCGTGGCACTCGTGGCCCCGGCTGCCATCCTCTCGTTCACGGCTGTGACGAAGACGCTCGGAGTCGCTCTCCTGGGGGTCAAGGACGCCATCAGCGCCGGTATGAGCGGGGACATCGACAAGTTCGCCAAGTCGCTTGAAGGTCTGGCACCCGCAGCGCAAGAGACGATCAAGGGATTGTCGGGTGTGCTGGCCCAGTTTCGTGACCTCAAGGGCACCATTCAACAATCGTTCTTCGAGGGTCTCGCCGGACCGTTGCACGACTTCGCGGCGGTCGCGGAAGATGTGGCCACGGCGCGCCTGCCCAAGCTCTCCGCCGCACTGGGCGACGTCGCGGCCGGGTTCCTTGACGCCGCGACCAAGAGCAACCTGTTCGCCGGGTTGGACGCGGTGCTTGCCAAGACCACGTCGGGCGTGGCCGGGTTGCAAGGTCCCCTCGAACGGTTGGCGCCCGCGTTCGGCAGCCTGTTCCTCGTGGGGTCCGGGTTCATCGACCGCATGTACGATTCGATCGGCCGACTGATCGATCGCTTCGCCGTGTTCGTGACCGCTGCCGCAGGCGACGGACGCATGGAGAAGTGGATCAATGACTCGCTCGCCGGGTTCCAGCAATTGGGCCGGATCCTGGCCAACGTCGGGTCGATCTTCGGGAGCCTGACCACCGAGGCGGGCGCGGCGGGCGTCGGGATCCTGAGTGTTCTGGAGAACATCACTCAGAAGTTGGACGAAGCGTTCGGCAGCGACACGGGGCAGTCGTTCCTCATCGCCTCGTTCGGGTTGCTCTCCCAGGTCATGGAGTCCCTCTCCATCGTCATGGGTCCTCTGGTCGAGCTGTTCGCCACCTTCGCTACGATCATGGCCACGCGGCTGACGTCCTCACTCCAGACGATCGAGCCGTTGCTTCAGAACGTGGCCACGTTCCTGGGCAACGTGGGCGACAAGCTCCCCGGGCTCAACGATCAGGCCAACGATCTAGCGCGCTCCGGGTTCGGGTTGCTCGCCGAGAAGGCCGGCGACCTGTTCGACGCTCTCGCCCCGATCGGACCGTTGTTCGACGACTTCACGGCGAACCTCGCGAACGTGGGCGCCGGATTCGACGGGGCGTGGCTTGACTCCCTGGTCGCGGGGTTCGCCGACATGAGCGTCCAACTGTCCGGCGGGGTACTGGACATCCTGGACTCCCTGACGCTCGCGGTCGCGGCGTTGGTGCAGGAACTCCCTCGCCTGCTTCCGATCGTCGGGGATGTCGCTGCGGCTTTCGGCAGTGTGCTCGGAGCGGCGTTCGACGCGACCATCTCGTTGATCGACCCTTTGGTCACCATGCTCGAAGAGCTGACGCCGGCGCTCGACTTCGTGGCCAATGCCATGGTCGCGCTGATTCGGATCACGGGTGGACTACTTACGGCGCTCATGCCGTTGGTCAATGCGGTAGCCAAGATCACCAGCATGTTCGCGACCTCGCTCACCCCCGCCGTGACCGCGCTTCAGCTTGTGTTCGCGGCCATTCAGCCGTCCCTTCAGCGCATCTCGGACACCCTGGGCGGTGCGCTCACGCGGGCGTTCATCGGGCTGAAGCCGGGCATCGACGCGATCGTGGCCGGGTTCGTCATGCTCCTCCCGAAGCTTCAGGAGTTCATGCCCCCACTCGAACAGTTGGCCGATGCCCTGGCCCCGCTGATCGAGCTTTTGGGACGGCTCACGGGTGAGCTGATCGAGCGACTCGCACCGGCGGTATTCAAGATCATCGGTGCTTGGGTCGACATGCGTGTCATGGTCCTGGAACTCCTGGTCCCCATGCTGGTCCTCTTGATCGACTTCATCACGGACAATCTGGGGCCCGCGTTCGACGCGCTACTCCCGATCGTGGAAAAGGTGTTCAACGGGATAGCGGCTGCGGCTGAATTGGGTGTGTCGATCGTCCGGCCGATCATGGAAATTTTCGTGGACATCATGTCCGTGGTTCTTCCGGCCGCATTCGACTCCGCGAAGACGGCCATTTCTATTGCTTGGGACGCAATCGTCGTCATTGTCCAAGTTGCGTGGGACATCCTTTCCGGTATCTTCAACGTGATCACCAAATTCCTTTCCGGCGATTTCACCGGTGCGTGGAATGCGTTGAAGAAAATGATCGAGGATGTATTTACGCATATCTGGAATTTCGTGAAGTCGACGATAAACAATATCATCGACTTCTTTACCGGCGACGCGGTAGGCCGACTCGCGTCGGCCGTGAGCAACATGTTCGAAGCCGCGTGGAACAACGTGACCACGTGGTTGGGCAACATCTGGGAGAGCGTGACCGGCACCATCGGCGACGTGATCCAATGGTTCAAGGATCTGCCGGGCAAGATCAAGGAAGGCGCCGGCAACGCCAAGGAGTGGCTCAACAGCATGGGGCAGGACATCCTGTTCGGATTGATCGACGGACTGAAGAGTGCTGCGAACGGGTTGAAGAACGTCGTCACCGACAACATCATCAATCCGATCAAGGGCTTTTTCAGCGACGCGTTCGACTTCGGCTCCCCGTCCAAGGTGAGCAAGCAATGGGGCAACTGGATCGGCGAGGGATTCGCCATCGGCATGACGAACACCGAAGCGGAAGTGGTCAAGGCAGCGGAGGCCATCACCCGCGCGGCTGCCATGCCGGGCATCAACCTCACCGGGGCGAGCCTGACCAACCCGGGCATCACGGGGAGCTTCACACCGGTGAGCGCGGGCGCCGCACCCGTTGCCGGGGGCGGCGCGGTCTTCGGACCGGGCGCCATCCAAGTGGTGTTCTCCGGGGTCGTCCCGAGCGAGTCGCAGGCGTACGCCACGGGTCAGGCCGTAGGGTCGGGTATCGCGGACGAATTGGCGCGGCGTGACGCGCGCATGGCAGTGGGGACTCTCTGATGGTGGATTACAACCCGAACGATCCGGACGTCGTGGGTAACGAGTGGGTGGGCATCGTCCCCGCTCCGTACGCCATGGACTCGGGGACCGAACGCGGCTATCGGTTCCGGGCCACATCCGTCAAGACGCCGCTCACCGGACAGTTCTACCTTGAGGCGGTCCCCGCCGCACAGGTGGTCAAGCAGTACCCCTTGCTCGCGCTCTACCCCGCCGGGGAAGAGAACGAGGTCGGCGAGATCAAGACGTTGACCGTCCCCGTAGTCTCCGCGACCGTGGTGGCCGGGACGACCTCACCTGCCGCGACCGCCGATATCGTCGCGGCCCTGGCATCCCCGGCCGCCGGTGGGGGAGTGACGTTCACGTCCAATCCGACCACCCTGGACCTCTCGTTTGACATGGCATCCGTAAACACGGAGCTGATGAACAAGCGAATCCTCAACGTGTCGATCGCCTACACGGCGTCAGGGGATTGGGTCAACGGGACAAGCAATTTCACGTCCGTCCACACAGCTCTCGGTGGCTCCGAATTCTATGGGTCCGGCGTGCTGGACGCTTCCGGAACATTGTTCTCGGAGGACATCACGCAGGTATCCCGTATCTCCCTCGGAGAGATCAACCCGTTCGCGATCCTGGACCCTGCCTCGGCGGGCAACCAACGTTACCCGTGGCGCAATCAAGAGTTGCAAGGATTCAACACGGTGGGCTTGCTGCTGCGGTGGCGATTCCAAATCAACTCGCCCACCACACTCCAGTTGGCCGTCCAATACCTGGCCATGGAAATCACTTACTGCACGGAGAACCGACTTCGATTCGGTGCCTCCGTCGTCAGTTCGACCGGTGCACTCGCCTTCCCGGATACGCAGTACCAGGTGGGCAACACGGCCAACCTGGTCGTGTTGCGAACAGCCACGACCTTTGTCACGGGGACGTCTCTCCCGATCGGGGACTACGCGCTTACCTCGTGCATGGGCGACCCCGGGGACACGTCCGTGACCTTCTTCGACATCGCGTTCGCGGAGGACGGCGGTAAGCCCACGGCGCAGGCGCTTCGTGAGTTGTACCCCATGCCCAACGCCGTACTACGTGGTGTCGAGTTGGACCGTGCGTCTCGGGTGGGTGAGCAGTTCGACGCGGAGGAATCCCGAGTCCTCCCGTACCTGGCCATGTCGGAGACGTACGGCGGTGCGTCGATCGACTACACGCACGCGTACGGCAAGAGGTTGGGCGCGCCCGTGTTCGCGGGCTCGAACGTCACGCAACCGTGGATCGTCACGGCGGTCGACACCACGCCGTATCCCTGGATTCGCTTCTGGGCACGACGGTTCACCGAGGACTGCACCGGCGTACCGGCGCTGACCGCGTCCATCGCGAGTCTCGGCGCTTCCGTGTCCATCACGTGCGCCGATTTCCTGGCGCTGCCCGAGATCGCGGACGGATGGCGACAGGTCACGCTACGGTTCCCGGCCCCGCCGGTGGTGGGCACGTCTCAAACGATCACCTGGTCCTCCCCCGCAGCCACCGGATCCCAGTGGCAGATCTTGTCCGAAGGTGGCTCGACCAACAACGGCAACAGCAACTACGCCACGTCGTTCGCGTCCCCCAGTTACCCTCCGACAGGAACGCGGGTCAACGAGGACATCGCGTTCTACGTGGTGCAGGATCCGCCGACCCCCACGGGGCTGGCCGTGACCGTGGACACGTTCGCCCTGTCGCCGATCTCCCTGGACTGCGGTACCCCGGGCGCGTGTGTCCCCACGGGTATGTCGAGTCTCGGCGTGTCGTGGACATCCATCCTCACGTCCGCTCCCTCCGCGTCCGGCACGTTCGGGTACTACGAGGTGCAGCGACAGGACGACGTGGACGCGACGTGGCAAACGGTCGCGACGCTTTTTGATCCTTCGGTAACGGGTTTCCCCGACCGGGAGGCGAGAATCGGTGTGGCCTCTCGCTACCAGGTTCGTGTTGTCACCGACTACGGGATCCTCGGGCCGTTCTCGTCCACGGTCGCGGCCACGATCCCCGCCACCCATCCGTCGGTGTGGACATTCACCAGCACGTGGGATCTGTTCGGGGTGTACAGCTTCGCGTTCATCGAAGTGGGTGACACTCAACCGCCGTTGAACCTTTCGTACTTCGAGGGGACCGGGGTCACCTACCAGGAGATGTACGGCCGGAACAACCGGGTCGGGTTCCATGGCACGGAGCGCGGTGGTGAAGCCTTCTCGATCACGCTCCTGACCAACCAGGGCATGGCCACTCCCAACACGGCCATGGGCCTGCGCTTCGCCAACCTGCGTACCCTCGCGTGGAATCGCATCGGTGATCTGTACTCGTGGACCAACCCGTATGTGTGCGTCCGCAACGGCGAGGGTGACCGTTGGTACGGGAGCCTTGAGATTCCGACGTCCCGGTTCGATCGACGTTTCCCCAAGGGAAATCACATCGAACACCTGAACGTCAACGTGGTCGAACAGTTGGACCTCCCCGTGCCCTTCGACCTGGGGACAGCGCCGTGACCTCACCGTTCGACACGTCTGTTCCGCTCACCGAAGAGCCGCAGAGTCCCCTGTTCGACATGTACCGCCGGGGCTCACGCGCGTCGACCTTCCGGTTCGATCTCGTAGGCATCGACGGTTACCGCGATCCGACACCGCTGACGCCGTTGAAGGGCTCCTCTCCCACGCTGTCCCACGACACGGGCCGCACGATCAAGCGCACTCTCTCCCTGGCCCTGGGGGTCGTCGACACGGCGCGGTTCGACCCGATCTATCACCGGGTGGAACCGGTCATGGTCATGGACGACGGCCTTGAGTTCCCCCTCGGGCGGTACATGACCGGTGACCGAACGAGTGCCGGCAGTACCGCAGGCGATCAGGCTTCGCTGTCGTTGACCGACGAATTCGCCCAGGTGAATCAGCAGATCGAACAAGGGTTCTCGGCGCTGCAACAAGGATCGAGTCAGACGATCTCGGGCAACGGCCAGAACATCCGAGTGATCGTTCTGGCGTTGCTCGACAAGTACACCTTGTTCAACCCGATCAATCTCCAAGGAGCACTGTCCACCGGGGTGACTTCGTTCCCGCAGACCGGTGGGCACCTCGTCGTGGAAGCGGACGTGGAAGGTACGCAGTACTCCACCGATGCGGCGTGGCAGGCGGGTACGGCCGGTGGCTCGATCATCGAAGCTCTCGCGGTCGCGGGTGACTACTGGTCCCCGTGGATCGGGAACGACAAGTCGTTCCACATGATCCGCACGTTCGACCCGATGGACCGTGTACCTCTCGTGGATTGGGACCGGTTCGGGGAGGCCATCCGGGGGAGTGTCGCCTACTCGGACGACCTCTTGATCGCGCCCAACCGGTTCATCGTGGTGAGCAACCAGGGCGTGGGAGCGAGTGCCGATCGTCCCGTGGTCGGAAGGTACGACGTGCCCGCAGCCGCACCGTGGTCGATCGCCCGACGAGGGTTCGTCATCCCCTCCTACCAGGACATCCAACTACGGGACGACAATCAGGCGACCGCCGTGGCGCGGTCTCTCGGGCGCCGTCAGACGGTGTTCGAGCGTGCCCAGGTGTCCACCCCACCCGACCCCCGCCACGACTCGTACGACGTCGTTCTGTGGCGTGGTGAGCGGTGGTTGGAGTTGGCGTGGACGATGACCCTCCTTGAGGGCGCGCCGATGCAACACACGCTGCGGAAGGTGTACGACGACAATGCCTGACCAGCGGGCGCAAGGCGCGCCGAACATCACTCAGTTGACCGAACTGCTTAAGCAGGCCGATCGATTGGGGCTGACCTGGGGTCGGCGTCCCGGGACGGTCGAATTCGTCACCGGTCTGTACTCACCGCGACAGGCGAGTGTGATCATGGACGGGGACACCGTGGGGATCACGGTCGTCTCCCTTGTAGGAGATCTCGCGGTGGGCGACCGCGTCATGGTGGACCGTGTCCCACCGGCGGGGCAGTACGCCATGGCGATCATCGACGACAGCACCGCGCCCATGACCGCGTCGTCGACATCCAACACGGCTGCGATCATCGCGGAGACCGTGGTACTGACCGTCTTGTCCGCGTCGCTTCGAGCCGGTGTGGCGTACGAGGTGCAAGCGGGAACGTTGATCAGTGCGGCCACGTTCACGCCCGCCGTGTACCGCGTCCGCAAAGGGCCTTCCGTGGCCGGGACACTGTGGACTACGGGACCCGGATTCAGCGGGTTGGCCGGCGTCAATATAGCGGCCCAGTGGATCGGGTACATCACGCCGACATCGACGATGACCACGGACGTCTCGCTTACCCTCTCCTCTGCCACGGCTGGAGCCACACACATCGGTAACGCACAGACGCCCCGCTACTTCTCGCTGCGGCGCGTCGGGAACGCGAGCGACTACCCGCAAGCGGTACCGGTGTCCTGACGTAGGATGTCCCACGACCGATCATCCCCAGGGAGTGGGCCCCTCGTGACCGTTCATCGACCCGGCATCACCGTATGCATCCCGTCCATCCCGCCACGTGCGCCGCGCCTCTTGCGCGCGATAGCGTCCGTGACGTCGCAGACCCTTCAGCCGTCCGCGCTGTCGGTGGCGATCGACCACCACCACGAGGGAGCCGGCCCTACCCGTACGCGCGCGGTACGTGCCGCGTCCACGGAGTGGGTAGCCCTACTCGACGACGACGACGCGTTCCGCCCGAACCACCTGGCCACGCTGCACGGAGCGGCCATGGAGACCGGGGCGGACTTCGTGTTCTCGTGGTTCACCATCCCACCGCCGGGGCGAGACCCGTTCCCGCAGCACTTCGGGAAGGTGTTCGACCCGCTCAACCCGACACACACCACGGTCACCGTACTGGTACGTACGGCGTTGGCACAGGAGATCGGGTACGTCTCGCCCGAGGGTGGCGACGGTGCGGGCGGATCCGGTGAGGACTGGAACTTCGTCCTCGGGTGTATCGAGGCGGGAGCCAAGTTCCACCACGTACCGCAGCGAACTTGGATTTGGAACCATTGGTCCGGTAATACGTCGGGTCGAGGGGATAGGTGGTGATTGCCATGAATGTCCGAATCATCGGCGATAACATGGCTCGACTGATCTCCAAGACCGATCGCACCACGGATCCCTATGGGTGCTGGTACTTCACCGGCGCCCGAAATTCACACGGGTACGGGAACTTGTACTTCCAGGGTTCCTACACAGGGGCACACCGCGCGGCCTACGCGATCTTTTGCGGCCCCACTCCCAAGGGGATGCACGTCGATCACCTGTGTCACACGCGTGAAAACTGTTCCGGTGGCGACTTGTGCTCACACCGCGCATGCGTTCGTCCGTCGCATTTGGCGTTGACCACTCACCGAGAAAACCTCCTACGTGGCCACGGTTCGAGCGCGGACAACGCGCTCAAAACGCATTGCCCCCGTGGCCACGCTTTCGACGTGTCGAACACGTATGCACGGCCACAACAACCCGGTAGCGACAAGACCTCTCGCGACTGTCGTGCGTGCCGCGCCGAATCAAGTCGAAAGTTCCTCGCGCGAAAGGCGTCCGCGTGAGCCGGGGCAAGCTGAAGGTCTGCGTCTACCCGGCCGACCCGTTCGGCTGCGGCCACTTCCGCATGATCTACCCGGCACTCGCCTTGCAGGCGCAGGGCCACGACGTCTCGATCGTCACACCAGGGAAGCGGGACGGGTTCCGTGCGATGGTCCAAGCGGACGGCTCGATCGACCGGGTGGACGGGATCCCCGAAGGTACCGACGTCCTGATCATGCAACGCGTGGCCCACGGCGTCCTCGCCCGTGCGATCCCCGTCATCCGCAAGACCGGTATCGCGGTGGTCGTCGACATGGACGACGACCTCTCCTCGATTCACCCGAGCAACCCGGCGTTCGTCGGGCTGCACCCCAAAGCGGGTCACGACTTCTCGTGGGTGTCCGCCGCGAACGCGTGCCGCGACGCGACCATGGTGACGACGACGACCCGCGCTCTGGAGAAGCGGTACACGCCGCGCACACGGGTGACCCGGGTGATCGACAACTACGTTCCCGACCACTATCACTCGATCGCCCACACGGACGTCGGGAGCGAATTCGGGTACCCGGGTTCCCTGCACTCCCACCCGGACGACGTGCCTCTCATGGGTCACGCGCCGCGCACCCTGATCGACGAGGGGTTCGCCTTCCGCGTGGTCGGCGAGGGTGCCGGCTTCAAGGAGGCACTCGGGCTGGAGAGTGACGTGACCGCCACGGGCGGGTTGCCTCTTGAGGAGTGGCCCGAGGCGGTGTCCGGTCTCGGTGTGGGTGTGGCCCCTCTGGCGCAGTCGGCGTTCAACGATGGCAAGAGCCGGCTCAAGGTGCTGGAGATGTCCGCGTTGGGTGTGCCGTGGGTGGCGTCGCCTCGGGTGGAGTACGAACGCTTCCACCAACGAACGGGTGTGGGCTTCATGGCCAAGCGGCCTCGGGATTGGGTGCGGGCTCTGCGGGAACTCATGACCAACGAGGCGCTTCGGCGCGAACAGGCCGACATGGGATGGGCTGCCACACAGGCGCTCACCTACGGCGGGAACGCGTGGCGTTGGATGGAAGCGTGGTCACACGCTGTCGATGTTCAACGAGGATACGCACGGAGCGTTACCTATCCGGGCGTACGATGATCGTGACAAGGGAGGGGTGTCCACATGTGGTACCCAAGCGCAGCCAAGCGCGAGCTTCAGCCGGAGAGTGACAGTCAACCGGCGATCCGCCCCACGCAATTGATCTGTCACTCGATCGCCGCGCCGTGGACCGGTGAGCGGATCTACGAGTACTGGCGTGACTCGACCAACCTGGAAAGCCACTTCGGGTTGTCGTTCGACGGCGGCTTGTTCCAGTTCATCGGGACGCAGACCAGGGCCGACGCCAACGCGTCGGCGAACCGCCGCTCAGACGGCACGGGCGCGGTGTCCGTGGAGACCGCGTCCAACCTCCAACACACCGACCCATGGACCGACGAGCAGATCGAAAGCCTGATCGGGTTGGGCGCTTGGCTGCACCGGGTCCACGACTTCCCGCTTCGCATCTGTCGGTCCTGGACCGACCCGGGCTACGGCTACCACCGCCTGTTCCCGGAGTGGTCGTTGGGCGGCACGGCGTGTCCCGGTGACGCGCGCGTGTCCCAGTTCAAGAGCGAGGTGTTTCCCGGGATCGTCTCGGCTGCGGGTGGTACTCCTCCGCCTCCGAGCACGCTGCCCGAGATCTCGCTTCGTCTGCTCGTCGCGGCTGCCAAGAGCAACCCGCCGATGTCCGGCAACCCGGTCACGTACGCCCCGGTTCGCCAGGTGGAGAACTCACTCGTCGGTGAGGGACTCCTCGCGTTGAACCTCGCGGACGGACACTTCGGCAGCGCGACCGTCGCGGCCTACAAGGGGTGGCAGAAGCGGTTGGGGTACACCGGTAGCGACGCGGACGGGATCCCCGGCCGCGACTCCCTCACGCGCATGGGCGCGGTACACGGATTCAAGGTGATCGCATGAGCGCCAACCCGACCCTCCTGTTCCTCAAGGCCACGGGGGAGCGTGCCGTAGGCGCGTTCTCCGCGACCCTCGCCGGATTCCTGGGCGCGGCGGGGACCGACATCCTCGCCTTGGAGTGGGACCGCTCGCTCAGTGTCGCGGGCGGAGCCGCTCTCTTCTCGGCACTGTCGTCGTTCGCGAAGAGGTACGTCGGGCCGGAGGGACCGGGCCTCACGGAAACCGTGGTCAAGGACACGTCCGCGTCGTGACGACCATCCCCGAGGGGTACGTGGTCATCACCTCGGGGGAGGTCTACCGCGAAGTTCTCGCCACCAAGGACGCGGTCCACTCGTTGACCGCGCGATTCGACGCGATCGTGGGGCACCTTCCCGAGACGATCAAAGACCAGGAGACACGGATACGGCACCTGGAAATGCGGGTGTGGATGGCTGCCGGCGTGGTCGCCCTGATCATCTCGGCTGCCAGTGTGTGTGTCCCGTTGTTCACGTGAGAGAGACCCCCGGCGTCGTGTCGGGGGTCTCTCGTCGTACCGGTCAGAACAGTGTCCCGCCCGGGTCGATCTCCGCTTCGGTGGCGCGCCGTGCGGCGGGCGTACGATCGCGCGGTGCCTTCCGACCCAGGTTCGCCACCCACTCCGCGTCGATGATCTCTTCGTCCCGACTCATCAGGCGGCCGATGTCCCATCCCTCCTCCTTGAGGTAGTCGCGCACCCGCTCGCGGACGATGCGGGACAAGGTGGTGTCGTTGGCCTTGGCTTGTTCACGCGCGGCCAGGGTGAGCGCGTTGTCCTCCCGGAACGACCACCGCTTCGTCACTCCCTCGGGCCCGATACGGTTCGGGCGGTACACCACTTCGTTGGAATCCATCGCGACATCCCTCTCTATCCCGGTGACTCTGTCATGACAACGGTACCACGTGCGAAAGGGCCCACCCCGCGAAGAGTGGGCCCCGTGATCATTCTCCGTCGTACACCGCGTTCATCGTGAGCCACCACGTGTAGGCGGGCGGGATGGCCTGCGAGATGCCGTGGCGGTCGTCGGTGTGCGTGATGCCCATGGCCCGCTTCCACTCGTCCGTCGACCCCTTCCCACCGCCGTTCCCGTACACCGGAAGGTAGGGGCCGTCGTACCACTTCCCGTGACGATGGCCTTGGACACGGCCACGGTGGGGAACGTGCTTCGGCGGGGAGACCTTGAGCCCGCCACCCAACTCGAAGTGGCGATGCCGAAGTACCTTCAACCCGAACATCTCACCGCACAGGGTGACGTCCCGGCGGATGGCGCCGCCCACGTTCTCCATGATGTACGGCCGGCCCGTGCTTTCAAGCGCGTCCTTCGTGGCCTGGTAGAGGTCGGGATACTCCTTGCCCTTGTTCGTCCCTTGCGTCAGGGTGCAGTTGTTCTGGCACGGGTACGACGCGTGGATGAACGAGTACAACGCGCCGAACGTCCGGATGAACTCGACCGCGTCGCGGCGGTAGAAGTCGTCCGCCACGCGGATGTAATCCTCGTACACCTTGAGGTCCACGCCTGTGATGTCCTCCCACCCGGCAGCCCGGTATCCGGCAGCCGCGCCGCCTACGCCGGAGAACGCGTCCAACATCGACGATCCCGGGCGAGTGGCCAACTCGTCGAGCCGCATCACGCGCCTTCTCCGTTCATGGCTTCGATCGCATTGGCGATGTCGAGCATGTCGTCCCAGCACCCGCGACACATGCGGTCCTTGATCGTCTTTCCGCCGCGCGTCGCGAGCCGCGTCATCACGGTGATCGAGAAGACCTTGCACACGCGGCACACATAGGTGCTCACCACAACCCACCCCACACGGCGTCCTCCGCGTCCCTGGTCCATTCGGCGTACGAGGCCATCTGTTCCTCGTACCCGGAGTCGTCACGCTCCCGGCAGTCGAGACACATGTCGAGTACCTCACCACCCCGACAGGGACTCTCGTACGCGAAGACGTCGTCACGTTTGAAGCCGCAGACGTCACACCTCTTGCTCACCATTCCGAACACTCCTCTGCCACGGAAGACAGGTCGTACGAGACGACCCATCCGGTACACGCGATGCCGCTTCGTTCGACGTCGCGCATCAAGGTGGACAGCCGCATGCGCGCCGTCTTGATCTTCGGGTACGGACGCGAGTAGTGGTGCGTGAACGCGGTACCCGACTCGATCGTCTCGATCACCGCGAAGTGCACCATGACAGGAGCCTCTTCGCTCATGCCGTAGACGCTCATCCGAACCCCACCACCCTTCCGGTGACAAACCACGAGATCAGGACGTACCCGGCCGCGACCGGTACCAGGTACCGAAGGATCATGAACCCGACCAACACGACGAACGCGACAAGGGCGTACCAGGCGGACCCGTCGCCCATGAACACGGCCACGCCGACGAGTCCCCAAAGGGCGACCATCACGAGGACGACCGCCAGAGCGATCAACACGCGCGTCGCCATCACTCCTCACCTCCCGTTTTCTCGGCGCGCTTGGCACACGGGTGGCACAGCCACTCGTCCTGCTCACAGGCGCACAGGTCCCCGCACGTCACGACGCGCAAGTACGTGGACTCCTTGAACTTCTTGCACTGCGCACACCTACGTTTGATCGGCATTGCTCTCCTCCCGAAACCCTGGCCACCGTTCACCGCATGAGCTGAAGTGCGTGGCGCTTCCAACCGTCTCTTCGTCCCAACCCCATTCGCCGTCCCGTAGGTCGTACCACCCGTGATGGTGGTCTGCCGTGACGAACGAGTGCATGTAGCTCCCCCAGCCCCACCCGGCGATCACGTCCTCACCGGTGATCCGGCGGAGCCGGCGCACCCATCGCGCGCCCAACCGTTGGCACCCCATCAGTCGTCCCCCTTCCTCCGTCCTTTGTCGCTCCGACACACGGGTCGCACAGTTCGCCTGCGCAAACTTCACAGCACCCATCGGGGCAGGGCTCCCACCGCATCGCCACCGACGATCGATGATTACCGCACTCGTCGCAGAGTGCACCGTCGCTGTCGGTCATACGTCGTCCTCGTCGAACCGAAGTTCGAGGCGCACCCACTGATCGTCAGCGTCGTACGTCGGTACGAGGACGACGGTCACGTTCTCCGGGTCGCACTTGCGACAGTGGTTGTGGGCGCGAATGTCCACGTCCCACATGGAGTCCCTCAGCCCTTCGAGCTGGAAGAGGAGTTCACTGATTCTCACGCCGCACCCCACACCAGCGGGCTCTTCTCCACGCGCTTTGACACGGCCGTGTAGGTCAGACGGTTGCCTTCCTCGTCCCATCCGAGGAACCCACCCGAACCGATCTCCCGGTTGGCCGCCTGCAACGCCGCCGTCCTGTTCACGAACGGGCCTACATACTTCTCGAACGTCGTCCCGCTCGCGCGTCGCCACACGACGACACCTCGATACACGAACGACTCGTCGCCTGCCAGACTGCGACTCACGTCTACCTCCTTGTATGTACAGGGGAAACACTACGGCAAACCCCCGGGTGTGTCAACACCCGGGGGGCAGTGGATCACCGGTCAGGCGTAGCAACCCGCCCACGACGGCGCGGCCTTGCTGCGGCCACACGTGATGTGCACCGGGCGCGAGTCGCTCGGGAGGAAGGCGGGGAACCAGTCGAACGTCATGGCACGCATGACGTCGTTCGAGTACTCGTCGACCAGGTGTTCCGGGAAGGAGAACACCAGTTCGTCATGCACCGTGAACTTGAGGCAGCGGCGCACGTCCGGGTGGAGATCGAGGATCGACTTGCGCATGATGTCGCGGGTGGTTCCCTGACCGAGCAATGCCGGCCCCTGCGTCCACCCCCGCCCGACCTCGGGCCGCATCATCCGACCGAACCCGTTGTCGAGCAGTTCGCCCCTGTCGGCCCGCTCGCGGACCGCTGCCCGCCACTTGTTGCGCACCGGGTAGAGCTGCTCCATGGCATCGACGTACGCGTTCGCGTACTCACGCGCCTGTGTGTTCGTCATGTCCGTGGCGCCCAGGATCAGCTTGACCAATCCGTTGATCCCCATCCCGTAGTTCTCACCGTGGCCCGCCTTCTTGGCAACCTCCCGGTACTTCGCGTCCCCGAAGATCGCTACGGCGTTGGCGGTGTGGAAGTCCGCGTGACCATCGAACAGGTCCATGTACCGGGGATCCTGGCAGTGTGCCGCGACCGCCCGCGCGTCGACCTGGTCATAGTCGAACGCGACCATGAGTTCACCCTCGTCCGCGACGAACACGGCTCGTTCGCGAACCTTCCCACCGTGCTTCCCGAACACGGTCACGCCGCAGGAGACACGGCCGGACGCCTGCTCGGACGACATGCGTGGGTGGTAGCGACCGTCGATCATGTTCTTCAGCACAGTGGCGTACACGACGCGTGCACCGTTGGCCGTGTTCATCAGGTCGAGCACGGACGCCAGAGCGGGCGGGCAGGGCGGACGTGTCGCGGTCCCGTCGATCACCTCTTGGAGCGCGTCCCGTTTGGTGCACAGTCGACCCTTCTCCGTGCGGGGGACGACAGGCGAGTTCACGCCGTCACGAAGGTAGGTGTTCCACACCCCTTCCAACCAGGCGATCCCGGACGCGGCTGCCAGGGGCGACGCGTACGTCTCCCGCTCCTCCGTGCGCTTGATCTCGTAGTCGTCCGGGTCGATCTCCCGGACGACGTCCTCGGTCGGGCACGCGCACGCGCCGCCTTCCGTGACCCTGTCCAATCGCGGGCACCCCTCGCCGTGAATCACCGTGGTACCGCAGACGAACGACGTCGCCCCGGACAACACGGCCTCACGTTCGGCGACTCGACCTACGACAGTGCCCTTCCCCTTGCGAGTGATCTTGACCTTCTCGGTCACCTTCTCCAGCGGAAGGCCGGCACTCTCGTGCAACTCCCGCAGCGCGTCCCGCTTCTGCTGCTCCTCGGCCGCCGCTCGCTCCGTCACCAACGGAATGTCGACCGCCACACCCCGCAGCGTCATCCCGCCGCACGCGGCGAGGAAGTCGCGTTCGTCGTTGATGTACCGCGACGTGGGAAGCAGGGGCCGCAGGTCGTTGAGCAGTTGAACGTCTTGGACCAGGTACCGGCGGTACTCCACGTTGTCCGTGGGGATCAGGTGGTACCCCTTGAACCGGTTCTTCAGGGCCTCAAGGTCACCGTGCTTACCGGCGCCCACCATCCGCATACCGATCGAGTCGAGATCGTAGTGGGTACGGTCGTTGCCCTTCTTGGCTGAGGGAGGGTCGAGCTGCCGGGCGACCACCAACAGGTCGTCACACTTGGCGGACAGCCGTTCGTAGTCCGCGCCGTGGTGGCGCGCCAACCCGATCAGGTCGTAGTTCAACCCGTTGTGGGCGACGATGACGTCGGCCGCGTGAAGCACCCTCAGAAGCTCTTCCACGTCCGTGGTGGTCACGGGCTTACCGCCGTCCACGCTGTACCCGCACAGCCGCGCCCAGGGCCCTTCCGAGGCCACGTCCCAATCCATGAGTCGATCGACGCTGGGAGACTCCACGTCGAACGTCACCACACGCGGTGGTTCGTGGAACGCGTTCGACAGCTCTTCCATCTCGCTCGAAGTGAACACGGTGTCTCCTTCGGTCGTGTCGGTACAGTCAGGCAAGACTGGACCGTCGACCGGGGGCGTGTCAACAGGGTCGACCTGCGGCGCGGCCGGCTGCGGCGTGAAGGGATCACGGTCGTCGAACGGACCCGGAGCGTCCTCGTCCCCGGGCGAGCGGAAGCGCAGCCCCAGGTACGCCGTGTACCGCTCGGGCATACGGTCGTTCGCGCCGTGGGGACGGGACAGCTTCCCGGTACCCGGAGTGGACCCCCGCACCTGCCGGCGCTCCACATGCCGAGTGAGCCCGTGACCGTCGATGCGCGACGCGAGAAGCTTCTCGGACCATGGGCGGTGGGAGCGGAGTTCCAAGTACGTGTTGACGTCCCGCAGCATCTCGGTACTGCTCACGTGCGCGTCCTTGTCGACGACCATGCGTTCGTCCAGGTAGCCCATGAGGACGTCGGACGTCCTGCGCCAATCGCGCGTGGCGTTGTCGACCGTGGTCGGCGGGGGCGGCATCACGCGACCTGCGGCGTACCACCGCATGGCGCCCTGGACCAGCCACGCGAGTACGGCCTCGTGCACGCGGGGGTCCATCTTGATCCGCTGCCGGATGTCGCCGTCCCCGACGCGGTCGTACGCCCCGTCGCACACCTCGCCCGGCTTGCGGTAGGTGAACGGGAACCGAACCATGCACAGCCGGCGCCACGTCCCGTGGTCGGTCTCTTCCACCTGCGGCGCGTAGTTGGTGTTGACCATGAGCGCGTGGGTGGCGAAGAAGGTGACGTTGTCGCGGCGCATCTTGCGCGCGGTGATCTTGCTGGTACCCACGTGCGACTTGAGCAAGGCGAGGTTGAGGTGACGCCCCTCGGGGAGTTCCTCGATCGCCGCGAGTCGCGCCCCGAACAAGGTCATCGACTCGGTCGGGTGATCGCTCTGCGACCCCACGAGGAGCTTGCGGGAGACGAGGGTGAAGTAGTCCCCGAACGCCGCAGTCACCCCGTCCAGCACCGTGCTCTTGCCGTTGCTGCCGTGCCCCTGGACGAACAACATCACGTCGTCCGGCGGAACGTAGCCGGTGAGCGCCTGCCCCATCCGCAGTTGCCACCACTCCCTCGTGGCGTCATCGGGCAGGGCGTCAAGGGCCGCGTCCCAATCGGGGTGCGTGGCGCCCGCGACGTAGGCGCACCCGGTGAGTTTGGTCATGAGACGGTCCGGGTCACCGGGCGTCTGCATCCCGGTGCGCAGGGAGACGATGCCGCTGGGGGTGTTGATCACGTCCGGGTCCGCGTCGAACTGCTCGTCGTCCGTGGCCACACCCGGGTACCCGGAGCACATGGCCAAGGTCATGTCCCACTTCCCCTTAGCACAGACTCGGCGCAACGTGTTCATGGCGTCCATGCCGGCCTTGCCGCGCACCTGACCGGACGTCACCAGCTCGCTCGCGCGGTCGTCGAACCACGCCCGAAGGTGATCCTTGATCTCGTTGAGGATCTGCGACTCGTTCGCGCGGTGCGTCCACCGTGGCTCGTCCCACTCCACCCACCCGAGTCCGGGGGAGTAGCGATACCTCCCGACCATGAGGTTGTCCGCGACCTCCGCCACGATCATGTCGTCCCGTACCGACTCCTCCGCAGCGACCGCGACCGCCGGCCGTGTCGACTCGGGTTCGGGGACGTCGGTGGTCAGGCACGCCTCAAGGTCGTCAAGGGTCCACCCCGCGACGAAGTGGTCGTCCACCCCCTTGCACTCCTGGTCGCCGACCACTCCGGGGAGGATCGCCACCCGTACGTCCGCGCGTTTGGTGTCGCGCATCCACACGGCGAACGCGCGCTGCGCCTTGGTCACTCCGTCGTTGCTCGTCGCGTCCGCGTCGAACACGAGGACGACACGCCGGCCCTTGACGGGGATGGACTCCCAATCGGGATGCGCCGCGCCGTCACGCTTCCAGTTCCACACACCTGCCAGGGAGACGGCGCACAACCCGCGCGAGGTGAGCGCGTCGCCCTTCTTGACCCCCTCGGTCACGTACAGCGGGACGGAGGTGTCCCGCACGTCCTCCGTGTTGGCGGGGTGGACGTCGAGCACGGTGCCGGTGCTGAAGGGCATGAGGTACTTGCGGCTCTTGCCGTCGTTCCCGACCAACGGTTCGTCGGGCCGGTAGTGCGCGGACACCCTCTCGCCCACCGGGTTGTACACCGGAATGAGCAGACCGGGCGAACGCCGCAGACTCTCGGCACAGGCCACGGTGAAGCGTTCGTCACGCAGGAGTGCCTCATGACCCCGATCGCCCCGCAGAAGGGTCACGTAGCCCCTCTCGTACACGGTCGAGAGGGTGACCCCACCCGACAGCAGAGCCTCAAGGTGTTCAACGGACAGCTCCGCGTCCCAACCGTCGGGTTCGGTGGGCGAGCTGTCGGCGATAGAATCTGTCACGGTGTGTGTCCTCTGCGAGTCGTCCGCCGTCGGGCGGGATTCGGGTGTGGGGGACCTACCGGACCCCGGGGGTAGTCGCCCCGGGGTCGCTCTTTGTACCGCGCTTTGTGTTGCCTTGCCGTCCTGACCAGGCCAACTATTCCCTTGGCAAGGGTGGCAAGGCATCTATGTATAACTCTACGCGAGAGACAATCTCTAGGTTATACCGGAGTGCCTTGCCACCCTTGCCAAGGGATCGGTTGGCTTCATGCCGTGACAATGCCTCATGACGCTCCGTGTACCGCGATCATCGTTGACCCCCGCACCGTAGACCCGTAACGTGACCCCTGTCAGCACAGTCAATGAAAGGTGTTCCCAGTGCCGAACAAGAACCAGTCGTCGATCAACAGAGCGCTTCTGCGAAGTGACCGGGCGAAGCTGCAACGTCCGTTGGTCGACCGCTCCCGGGCGCAGCAGGGAACGGGTATCGACCGCGCGCCCATCATGCTGTCCCACGTCACGCCGGAACAGTGCGTCAAGGCGACGAGGACCGTGGCCGGCAACGCGAGGGACGAGGACGACGCGCGGTTCCTGCTTGAGGTGCTCGGTCTCATCCCCTCGCAGGTGCGCGATGCGTAGCGCCGAAGAGGTCGACTACCTCTCGGGATGCTTCCGCAAGATGTGCTACCCCACCCGTGAGGAAGCGCGCCGCGTCCTCAACAACTCCATGAAGGCAGGCGTGCGGGTGACGAAGGGGATGCGCCTGGACGTGTTCGCCTGCCGGCATCCCGAGGGTCAGGTGTGGCACATCGGTTCGACGGAGAAGCGTCGGCAGGTGCGCCGCAAGTACCGTTGAGCCATCCCGTAGAGGGGTGTTGACACTACGTCGACACCCCTCTACGCTTGTGTATGTACAGCAACCGAGTGAGGGAGTCGACCGCATGTTCCAGTTGAGGGACTACCAGATCCGCGCGTGCAGCCAGATTTGGGCGGCGTGGAAGGACGACCTCAAGCGCCCCGCCGTCGTGCTGCCCACGGGCGCCGGCAAGACCGTGGTCTTCTCGGCGCTGATCGGGCAGTACCGCGAGACCTCCCTCAAGCGGGTCGTCGTCCTGGTCCACCGTGAGGAACTCGCGACGCAGACCGTGGACAAGATCAAGACCATGATGCCGGGGGCGTCGGTCGGGATCGTCAAGGCGTCGCGGGACGAGATCGACGCGGACATCGTCGTGGCGTCGGCCCAAACCCTGGCCCGCCCGGGTCGTGTCGAGCGCCTGAGCGACGTGGGACTCGTCGTGGTGGACGAGTGCCACCACTACGCCGCGAGGACGTGGAAGAGCGTTCTGGAGCGTCTCGGTTGCTTCCGCCCGCAGGGCCCGGTGACGGTCGGGTTCACCGCGACCATGTCGCGGGGCGACGGGGCCGGCCTCGGCGGTGTGTGGGAGGACGTGGTGTATCAGCGCAGCATCCTCCGCATGATCATGGACGGCCACCTGTGCGACGTGAAGGGTCAGGCGGTCGAGATCGACGGTCTCGACCTGGGGAAGGTGGCCAAGAAGGCGGGCGGGGACTTCGCCGACGGGTCGTTGGGTGACGCGCTCGAAGCGTCGGAGGTGCATCTCGCCGTGGCTCGCGCGTACGGAGAACACGCCGCGAGGGAGGACGGCACCATCCGCCCCGGCATCGCGTTCGCCCCGACCGTCCGGTTCGCCGGCCTGATCGCCGACGCCATGAACGCGGAAGGCATCGCGTGCGAGGTGATCTCGGGCGACACCCCCACGGAGGACCGCGCGCTGATCTACAAGCGCTTCCGCGAGGGAGAGACCCTGGTACTGAGCAACTGCATGGTGTTGACGGAGGGGTTCGACGCGCCGTGGGCAGAGGTCGCCGTCATCGCCCGGCCGACGTCGTCGCCCGGGTTGTATACACAGATGGTTGGCAGGGTCCTGCGCACCCACCCGGGCAAGGCGAACGCCCTGGTCCTGGACGTCTGCGGCGCGTCCCGCAGCAACACCCTGTGCGGCCTGGTCGACCTCTCGGAGGAGATCGTCCCGCCACAGGACGACGAGACCTTGATCGAGGCGGTCGTTCGCGCGCAGAAGGAGGCACGGAAGAACAACGGCGCCGTGCCGTTCGAGAACATGAAGGCGCGCGACGTCGACATGTTCCGGCAGGCACAGGGCAACTGGTTGCAGACCAGCGGCCACGTCTGGTTCAACCGGACCAAGGAGCGGACCTACTTCATCTGGCCCGTGAAGGGCACCGACCTCTTCCGCGTCGGGAGGTTCGACAACCGGGGATCGCTGCGGGACTCGGGTGTGTGGATGAGGGACGGCGCGTGGGGCCGGATGCCCGCCGACGCGGCTGCGGCTCTGCCGATGGACTTCGCCCTTGCCTGGGCGGACGGGGAGGCCATGGACGACGACCCCTCGATCGCGGGCAAGGACGCGCCGTGGCGCAGGCGGAAGCAGTCCCCGACCGACGCGCAGAAGTCGTTCGCGGCCAAGCTGGGGATCACGTTCGACAACACCGTCACCAAAGGCGAGCTGTCCCAACTCATGGACGTTCGTGTCGTGAGCGGGAAGCTTCACGGAAGGAGGTGACGTCGTGACCACCGTGTGCAAGTGCGGTCAGATCCTCTGCGTCTGCAAGGGCTGACCCCTCACCCGCAGCCCCTCACCGTGTCGGTGAGGGGCTGTATACTGTCATGACACTGACAAGGTGATCGAGACAGGGACGTGACATGGAAGCGAAGTACGACGGTAGGTGCCCCGCGTGCAAGGGCGACATCATCGGTGGCGTCACCGTGATCGAGTGCAACGACGACGGCGAGTGGACGTGCTGCGAGGGTGACGACAACCCACGCGGTACGGCGTTCGACCACGCGGAAGCACTCTTGTCCAACGCAGCACGCCGCGCGACGGACGCCGAGACGACCGGTACCGACTCGTTGGCCGCGCGTGACGCGGTGGTCGCCGACGCGTTCGACAGCTACGTGGCCGGCTTGGGTGACGCGCCCGCGAAGCGCGCCGTCAAGGCGCCCGGGTTGCACGACGACAAGTACGACCGGTACACCCTGGTAGCCCCGAACGGCAAGCGCGTCACGGTCTCGCGCGCGTCGACCGTGATCAAGGCACTCGCGGACACGTACAACCTGAACATGTGGAAGCAGGCGCGTGTACTCCTGGGCGCCGCCGTCCGTCCCGACCTCTCGGTTCTGGCGTCCTCCCTCAACGAGTCCGACCACCGGGACAAGGCCAAGCTCAAGGCTCTGGTGAAGGAGGCGGAAGAGGCTGGCGGGAGCAAGACCAGTGCCAACCTGGGGACCGCCGTCCACGCCTTCTGTGAGGCCGTCGACACACAGACGCCCGGTGCTCTGGCCGCTGTTCCCAAGGCGCACCGCCGAGACGTCGCGGCGTACGTGGCCACCCTCTATCGAAGCGGCGTGTCCGTCGTCCCGGACATGGTGGAGCGCACGACCATGACCAGCGGGTGGGGTGGCGTCGGCGGGACGTTCGACCGGATCTACCGCCTGCACGACGGAAGGTACGTGATCGGCGACCTGAAGACGGGGAAGGTCGGGTACGACCCCGTTGAGATGTACGGACAGTTCGCCGTCTATCAGGATGGTGTCCGGGAGAACGGCGTGTACGACCGCAAGGACGAGGACGGTAGGTACCCGGGCACGTGGACACGGCCCGACTTCGTCGTCGATCGTGATCTCGCCTTGATCGTCCACCTTCCAGTCGGCAAGGGGCAGTGCACCCTGTACGAGGCCGACCTCTCGTTGGGACGTACGCACCTGGACCGCTGCGCCCGCATCCGCGCGGAGCGTCGGGAGAAGCACCCTCTGAGCGGGTACACCGCGTCCACCGACCTGCCGTACGACATTACCCGTGAGCACTGGGGAAGGCTCCTGGAAGGCGCGACGTCCCGAGAGGCAGCGGCCACCGTGTGGGCCATCCTGGCGGCCCTGGACATGATCGACGACGAGATGATCACCCTCGCCTCCGAGGTCGCGGCACGACTCTCGGACGGCGGTTGACACCGCTGTCGTGACAGGGTAATGTTTCCCTCGTAAGCAAGCGGGTGGCGGGCGTTTGGGAGATCGGGCGTCACTCGCGCAAGGATCCGCAGGTTCGCTGGCCGACGTGTTCGCGCGGCGTCGGTGACCTCGTTCGATTCGTGGGGATCCACTGCCCGTGTCCCTCCCAACCAGGACACGGGGCGCGGCGGCTACCACAGGTTGGTTGGTAGACGACGCGCATGCACAAGGACGATGGGGCGATTGGTCCCGCCGACACATCGTCTGGGAAAGGGCCCGGCAACAGACCAGCGGGCCGCGTCCGTAGCTCAACGGCAGAGCGCCACGACGCACAGTGGTCGTTGTGGGTTCGAATCCCACCGGACGCACGTAAGGGCCCTGCGCCAGTGAGTCTTCGGCTCACGTACGGCGGGAGATATTAGCGGACAGGGGAGCGGGAGGATTGGTACCCCGTGCAGTTGACAAAGATATGATCTTCCGCCGGCGTCGGCGGTAGTCCCCGCCCGGCACATCACCGGGGCAGGGGAGGTTCGGGGCAGACGTGCCCGCCAAGGGAAGCACGGGACGCACCCGTGCGAGAGGGTGCAAGTCCTTCATCGAACCGCGAACCCCGATGGCCATCGGGGATCTGAAGGCCGGTTGATCGCCGGTTGGGTGTGTTCCGGGCGGATGCCTCCCTTACCTGGAGGTGACGGGGTTCGAGTCCCCGCACACCACAAAGGTCGGTCACATGACCAGTACCCGAGTCGAGACGTGTACGTGTACACGGTGGGGGTCGAAGTCCTTCGGGACGTTGTGGCACAAGGGTGGGTTAGCTCAATGGGCAGAGCACCGGGTTGTATACCGGGAGACTGAGGTTCGAATCCTCGCCTACCACGTTGCAAAGGCTCAGAACCTTTGGCAGCACGGGCACGCGGCCGGGCGGAAATCCGGAGCGTGTCAAGCTCATCCACAAGGACCCCTGCCAGGGTCCGGGGTGAACGACCGCTTCGGGTGTGAAGGTGGCAGCCCGACCTACCGGAGCGGCTCGGACGATTGGGGTTGTGGCCAACCCGCGCACCGTTGATCGGCTGCGAGACGAAGGTTCGAATCCTTCATCGTCCACGGGACCGCGACACGAGATGCGAGCACGTACGAAGCTCGCAGATGATAGGCCCCGGACAGCACTCAACTCAGGCGGACCTGCCTGTGTCGGGAGAGTGCGAGCGCTTGATCCACGTCCGAAGAGCACCACAACGGATCACGGTCCCTGCCTTCTTTGGTGGGGCAGGGGCCACCTAGGACACGCGGCTTCGGTCGCGACCGGTACACGTGGCGCGGACCCCGCTTCGGCGGGCAACGGGAGCGGTTTGATGACCTCGTCTCCCACCACGGACCGTGGTTCGAATCCACGGGTGTCCACCGATCGTCGGCAACCGCACGGGCATTCGACCAGGGATCCGGGTCTACCCCGTGGGGCACAAGATCGAGCACGACTCACGCGGTACGCCGTGACGCGTGGGGCTTCACATCAGACATGGGAACCGAGTAGACGAGGCAGACATGGGTAGCGGCAGCGGGCAGGACGCGTTCGACGCGTTGGTGGACACGGACTTCGTCAAGATCGCGGACTTTGGCGAGATCGGGAACACGTGGCACGGTCGGATCACCGACGCCAAGTGGGTGCAGGAACGCAAGTACGACATGAAGAACCCGGGCAAGGGCAAGCTTCTGTGGTGGCACGACAAGACCCCCATGCCGTACCCGACCAACCCGGACGACACGGACCAGGACCGCGTCATGGCGCTGCACGTCGTGTTCCAGACCGACGTTCACGAGGACGACGAGGACGACGGTCGCCGTGAAATCTGGTTGAACAAGTATCAGATCAAGGCCAAGTTCGCAGCCGCGTGGCGTGGCGCCGGCACCGACAAGCCGCGCATCGGGGACTGGTGGCGTGTCACCCGTACGAACGACGTCGCCCCGCGCGGTGGGGAAAACAAGGCGCGCGGGTGGGAGATCTTGTACAAGACCTCCGCACAGTTCGAGGAGACCGGTCCTAGCGACTCGGCGTTCGTGGGCGCCGCGACCGTCAAGGACGACGACAACCCCTTTGCGTAGGTGAACCAGGAAGGGCCCGACCACAGTGGTCGGGCCCTTCCGCTATGCGGTCGGCGGGTTTCGTTCGAGCCACGCCCGCACCTTCCGCACGTGCCGATTGGTGACCGTACGGGACACCTTCAACAGCCGCGCCGCCTCCGCCTGTGCGTGGGTGACACCCGCGTCTTCCAGGGCCCGCACGAGGCAGTACACGGCCGTGCTGCGCTCCCTGTTGGCGACCGGGTCGTTGCTGTTCTTCTCGTCCAACGCGTCCTTGGCACGGCGTGCCTCGTCCACGTACTCCATGATCTCCGGCCCGTACTCCATGACGCCCCCTCGATAGGTAATGTGTATGCACTGTTGACATGGTACCCCGCGACGATCTACCTTGAACAGACGTACTCAGTGTGACGACAGGAGAGTGTGATGAGTGGGCCGAGTGAGTTCTGGGTCTATCGCAAGGCGAACGGGTGCGTGACTTCGAGCAGTCTCGCTCACCCGGACGATGACGGATACTACGAGGACACTCCCGTGGATGGTTCAGACGGTGCGTGGGAGCTGCTCGACAGTGGCGCGTGGGAGCTGACCGCCAAGCCGTGTCTACGTGGACGGTGCGAGCACACACCCACGCCGGCACCCAAGACACAGTCCGTGTCGGAACGTCGAGCGGCCACCGCGCCACAGACGAACGAGCCCGTGCCCGCCACCGACACGAGTCCCATGCCCGAGGCGGAATGGCGCAAGGCCATGGAGACCGTGACGATGGCGTTCACGGCGATTCAGGCTCACGTCGTCATGTTGTGGGAACCGCTCAAGACCGTGTTCGCGAACGCTGTCGACATCATGCACACGGTGCGAACCGAGGCACCGCACACTCAGGTGTGCGCGTCCGAGATCGGAGGGGACAGGTGCTTCTGCGCCTGCGCCGCCTGCTTCGAGGATGCCGACGAGGAGCACCCCCCACTGTGCGTCTGCGACTTCTGCGGCTGCAAGGAAGACGCGTGATGCGCCTCTTCCGATGCCGCCGCACCGCGCCCAAGAGCGCCGTGCACGCGAAGCTGTGTCCGTCCCTTTCCGGCGGCACGACGCGGTGCCTGTGCGCCTGCCCGATGTGCTACGACCCCCACGTTCCGGGCTGCGTCTGCGACGCCTGCCCCTGCCGAGAGGAGAGGTGATGAGCGGTAGCCACGGCCGTATGCCGAAGGACGTCAAGGAAGCGATCTTCGTAGCGGCCGACAGCGTCCCCTACCCGGGCCACGTCGGTGAGGCGATCTCGGCGTACGCCGAACAGGGCCACCGGGACATGGCCTTGCACGTGTTCAACGCACACGCGGTCCTCACGTTGACGGCACTCGTCTACCAGGACGCGGCGGCGCGCGTGATGACCGAGGGACTCGACACCGAGGGGTGGACGCCGTGAACGGCGAGACGTACTCGATCAGCGCCGTCCGCTTCGCGGTGTACGGCGAGGGTCGGTGGGAGCCGGCACCGCAAGGCAGCAAGACACCCAACCGCAACGGCGGGGTACGGGAGTCCTCCAAGTACCTGAAGCCGTGGCGAAAGAAGGTGATCGAAGCGTCGGCCAAGGTGCTCGCGGAGCAGTGCGAGGGGATCCCGTTCGACGGTCCGTTGGCGGTCGACCTCGTGTTCCGCATGCATCGGGGCAAGACCGTCCGCCGTACCCACCACACCACCACCCCCGACGGCGACAAGCTCATGCGCGCCGTGTTCGACGGACTGACCCAAGGTGGGCTGATCACGGACGACTCGATCGTGGTCAAGGGCACGTACGAGAAGGGGTACGCCACCCCGAAGAGCGGCCAGGGTGTGTTGATCACCATCCACAAGGTGATCACGTGAGCGCCCGCGATCGGTGGCAGTGGATAGACCAGGCCGCGTGCAAGGACATGGGGACCGACGAGATGTTTCCCCACGAGGGTGACGTGAAGGGGATCGAGCACGCGCGGGCCACCTGCGCCGGCTGCCCCGTCCGAGACACCTGCCTGCACACCGTGTTCCACGAGATCACCGGGCCCAAGCAGACCGGGGTATGGGGTGGCAGCACGTACGACGACCGCGAACAGACGCTTCGGGCGGTCGCCAACCGCAAGCGCAACGAGGCCAACAAGTCCAAGCGAACCGAGGGGAAGGGTTGATCATGGGGCATCACTCCGGAGCGAAGATCGTGTACGGGTACCCCCTGGGGGACTCGCTCAACGGCTGGGAGTTTGAGCAGACCAACGAGGACGAAGAGCCCGCCTTCCCGTGGCACGCGGACGGAGAGGACTTCTGTGACTCCTTGGACACGGCGCTGAAGACGGCGGGGATCAAGGGCGTGTCCACGGTGATGTACGCGTACGAGGGGAGCGGCGTGTTCCTGGCCACGGTCACGTCGGCGTCGGTCGACTCCTCCTGCGACTGGTCCAAGCGGTTCGACGCGACACTCATGGGCCTGACCGGACACTACTGGGACGCCGTCCTCAAGCAGGCGATCGACGCGTTGGGGATCACTCCCACCGACCCCCGACCGGGGTGGCACCTGGTCGCCTCGTACGGCTGACCGACTCGCAGGACGACGACCCCGTGGCCATGTGGCCACGGGGTCGTTTGCTGTTGCAACGGTGTTGACAGTCATGTACTCTTCCTTGTCCGGACACAAACAGTGGCCGTGGCCACGTGGCCACGGCCACGCGGACAAGGAGTACGAGATGAACCTCTGGTTGATCGTGGCCGTCGTGATGGCCATGGCCATCGTGACCGCAGTCGTGGCCATGGCCACACGTGGCCACGTGGCCACGGACAAGCCGCAGATGAGGAAGCCCGTGGCCACGGACATGGCCACGGACAGGGACGACAAGGCGCGGCGCATGGCCGTGGCCGTGGCCATCCTGGCCGGCGTGGCCACGACACTGCTGACCGTGGCCGCTTTCGTCCGTTCCTACGCACACCTGAAGGGTGTGGCCGTGGCCAACGGCGTACCCGCCGGGTTTCACGCGTGGCTCTGGCCGGGGACGATCGACACGTTCATCATCATCGGTGAACTGTTGATCCTCCTGGCTGCGATCGCCCGTCTGGGTTTCTCGTGGTGGGGATGGGGTCTGACCATTGGTGGATCGGCGGGATCCATCGCGTTCAACGTGGTGGGGGTGGGCGCGGACAAGCCGTTCATGTACTACGCCGTAGCGGCGGCTCCTCCCGTGGCCGCTCTGTTCGCGTTCGGCGCGCTCATGCATCAGGTACGTCGGTACGTGGCCACGGCCACGACCGCACCCGTGGCCACGGTCATGGACGACGTGACCGTGGCCACGACGGACGACCGTGGCCACGTGGCCATGGCCATCGTGCCCGAGGTCGTGACCGTGGCCATCCCTCCGCGTCCGACCGTCGCACCGATGGCCATGGCCACCGACGACGTGGCCAACACCGACGACCGTGGCCACGTGGCCATGGCCACACCTCGCGTGTCCGTGGCCAAGCGTGTGGCCGGCGTGGCCACGGCCGTGGACAAGGCACTCGTGGCCACGGACACCATGGCCATGACCGCGCTCCTGGGCCGGCCGTACACGCCGACCGTGGCCACGGCCACGACTGCGGTCAAGCCCTTGGCCACGGCCACACGTGGCCACGACCCTCGCGTGGCCACGGTCATGGCCATGCTCGCGGACGACAAGGACACGAACGGGTTCGACGTGGCCACGCGGTTCGGCATCTCCGACCGCACCGGACGCCGGCTCCTGGCCGTGGCCAAGGGGTGCTCGTCATGACCGTCGACAAGCCCACGGTCATCGCGGGCTCCGTGTTCGCGGTCACGGAGATCATGGCCGCGACGCCGTACGCGCACGACTTGGCCGTGGGAGCGGGCACCGTGACCGCAGCAGTCGGGGTGATCGGCTGCGGCGCGGTCGTGGCCTACGACCGCCGCTACGCCGCGCCCGCGATCGTCGCGGGCACCACGTGGTCGTTGGCCGGGGCGTGGGCCACGTGGACCCTGGCCACCGGGCCCGGCGTAGTCAACACCGTGGGCGGCATGACCGCCACCGGGCTGGTCGCTCTCGCCTGCTTCACCGCACGGTGGACCCGGGAAGGTGACCCCCTGGTCAAGGCCAAGGTGGCCACGGAGAAGAGCAAGACCGCCCTGAACCTCGCGAAGTTGCAGGGTGTCGAGAAGCGGGTGGACGTGGTGGCGGACGCCGACGATGAGTCGTCGTCGAAGTGGGACGTGATCCCGGCCACGAAGTGGGAGCCGCGCGTCACGGTGCCCGCTACCCACGACCCCATCGACCTGGGAGGCGGGGTGGTCGTGCCGCTGGAAGGCGGTCACATCCTCATCGCGGGATGCACCGACGCGGGCAAGTCGGTGATCATGGCGGACGCCATCGCCGACCTGCTTCCCCGCGCCCACCTGCGGATCCTCGTCATCGACCCCAAGGGAGATCGTCTGCTCGGGTGTCTGCGGGGGTCGCGGGTGACCGTCCACCGGGCCGACAAGGAGGGACTCGCCGCACTTGAGGGATGCGTGAAGACCATGCGCAGGCGCGGTGACCTGGTCGCGGAGCGGGCGCAGGCTTTCGTACGAGGCGAGATCGACGAGCCCGCCAAGGTGTGGGAGGCGACGGAGGAGGAGCCGTGGGACGTGATCGTCGTCGACGAGTTCACCGACCTTGCGGGCACCCCGATGATGGACGCCATCGACGAGGTCGCGCGCAAGTCCCGATCGCTCGGGCAGACCTTGATCATGGGGACGCAGAGCGTGGGAGCGGACCTCTTCAAGACCGCCCGCAGCGCCACGGGTGGGGGATTGAGATCTCAGTTCTCCACCACCGTGTGCGCCCACGTCAACACCCGAGCGGAGTCCGACAAGCTGTTCGGGGTCGGATCGGTGGGCGAGGGATGGGACGGCACGAGGCTGCCCATGCACGGCCACGTCCTGGTCCGCTCGCCCCGCGACCGCGCCCCGGTCATGCGCCGCGTTCCCGAGATGTCCATGCCGCTGTTCGCCGACGCCGTACGGCGCTGCGCGAGCGTCGTGGGCACGGCGTCCTCCGTCACGATCCCCGGCCCCAGGAAGGCTGCCGACGACCTGATCGAGGGGGTGTCCAAGGGGACGCAGGAGGAGCGGTTGACGGCGGTCCTGAGCGACGGCGCGTGGTGGCGTGTCGACGGTCTGACCCGCGCGGCCGACATGCCCAACCCGGCGGTCACACGTGCCGTACTGGCGCGCATGCGCAAGGCGCGGCGCATCGAGAGTGACGGCGCGGGACGCTTCAAGGCACTCTCTCCCGAGAGCAACGTGGTCAAGGGTCCCTGGGTATAGGTGCAACATGTTGCGCCTGTTACGCGAGCACTCAACGGCCTTCACGGGGCATGTGCGCAACACGCGCAACATCCGGCGAAACACCTGGTCACCGGGCGTAACACGAGGCGTAACATGAGGACGCCGCAACCTGGGCGGCGCAACACGAAAGGCCCCTTCACCCATGAGGTGAAGGGGCCTTCTCGCGTCCCGTGGGGGTCAGTCGCGGCGGTATCCGCGAGGGTCGCGAAGGAAGAGCCGGGTGCCCGGTACGACGATGATCGTCCGGTCCAGACGGCGCACGATCTCACGGTCGTCGACCGCGTCGACAAGATCCGTCAGGGCTTCGATCGCCGCGCGGTGGCCCACCCACTTGGCGAACAGGGAGTGGGCGAGAAGGGGCGTGATGTCGAGTGCGGCGCGGCCCCACTCGAACCACCGGTCGTCGTCGGCGTACACCTGCGAGCCGTCCGCCACGCATGTGAGGCCACCCTCCTGCGTACGGTCCTCCCAGTCCATCCACTGGACCGTACCGGCGAGTACGGCGCCCCACGCCCCGACGCACCCGGTCAGGTGGACACGACCGTCCTCGTACTTCGCGTCCATCCACACGCGCTGATCGTGCTTGTCCGAGCGATGCTCGATCAAGGTGCGGACGCAGTCCGCGACAAGCGGTCCCGATGACATGAGCATGATGTGTCTCCCTTGTCGTTGTGCTGACATGTACGAAGATAGGTACGGGACCGAGGGATGTCAACACCCCTGGGGTGTTGACATGAAGGGACGTCGGCCGTTAGCGTTCTCCTTGTCAGCACAACGAGGGAAGCGGGGTGGGGCAGGTGTTCGGGTTGTTCGACAAGGACGGCGACGCCGTGGACGACCTGTTCGGATACGTCGATCAGGGAGCCGCGAGCGACGCGTTGAGCGCGTACGAGAAGGCCGGCCGCGCGACGTACGACAACGTGCACGTCGGTGAGCAGTGCGGGTGCCTGGAAGGGGCGACCGTGCACGAGTTCACCGCGACGTGCGGCGCGTGGGCGTGATCGACATTCCGCGTCCGTACTCGTGCGGACGCTGCGGCACGGAGCGACACGGCTTGGGCGATCACTCGTGGCAGCGACCGACCGACACACAGATCCTCCTGCGCATGAAGGCGCGGAGGACGAGACGACTGGAGAAGATCATGGCCAAGAAGATCTACACGATGACGATGACGTGCACCGACGGGGTGAACCTGGGCGACACCGTGTTCAAGGCGGACGGCGACGCCGCCGCGAAGTCGGCCGCCATCGGGGTGGCCAAGGGGTACAGCCGGCACAACGGCGACATCACGTGGACCCTGAAGGACGCGGCCGGCAAGGACGTCCGGTGACCCGTCCCGATCAAGAGGTGTTCAACCGGTTCCTGTGGGCCATGATGGACGCGTGGGCACGCGGTACGCAGGCGTGCGGTACGTGTCCGATCGAAAGCTCTCGGGCCGGCCTGATCGAGCCGTGCGCGTTGGACGAGGGACACGAGGGTCCGCACGATTGGGAGTAGGTCACACGGGGGTGTTGACATCGCGTCGACACCCCCGCTAGTCTGTACCTGTACACACACGAACGAGGGAGACACAGATCATGCGACTCCGGGTCATGCGCACCGCGATCGAGAAGGCTCTTCGTACTCCGTTGGTCGCCGTGTTCGCGGCGGCACACCGTCTGCGGACGGGACTGGTCACGGTCGACGACTACCTGATCGAGCGGGGTGTGAGCGACGCCGGCCGCAAGCGCTGGTCGTCGGCGTTCGGAAGGGCCGCCGCGAAGGCCGCTCGGCTCGCGAGTGACGAGCCGCGCACGACGTGGATCGTGTGGCGAGGTCGCGTGCGTCGCGTGTTCGCCTACGTGGGGTCGGTGTACCTGGGCACCGCGTGGGCCCTGTACGAGAGCAAGATCAACGAGGGGTGAGAGATGAGAGGGACGGACATCATCGGCGGTGTGTTGCACCTACGGATCCCATGCCGTACGGCATGGGCCGCGCGCCGCATGTGCGAACGGTTCCCGGGAGTGGCCCGTTGGGAGGGTGGATCCCCGAGGATCGTTTGGGTTCCGGTGACCGAAGTCGAACGTGTCACGGACGAAGTGGCTCGAATCGGTTACGTGTCGCACTACATACACAAGGCGGTGCGCAAGCGCGCGGCCGATTGGATCGCGTACGCGAACAAGATCAACGAGGGGTGAGGGATGAGTGCACGAGTCGAGTACAAGGTGATGTGGTGGTCACCGATCACGGGCAAGTGGTTGGGGACGGACGGCGGATGGTTCGAGAGCTACGACACCGCCGTGAAGTGGGCACAAGGTCTGTCCAAGCGCCGAGAGGTCGACGGCGTCAGCAAGGGGACCATGTACGAGGTCTCCCCCGGCGTGCCCGATCGGGCCGTCATGAACTTCGGGAGCGGATGATGAGCGAGCGCACACAGGTGACCGTCACCACGAAGGACGGCCGGAAGTACGTGTACGGCCCCGGGATGCAGCCGGTACGGCTGTACGACGCGTTGGTGAAGTGCATCAACGGCGGCCCGGACGTGGTCGTCCACGAGGAGAATTTCGGCAAGTACACCCGGTACACCACCGCCGACCTGCGGAGCGTGGAGTGATGAGCGAGCGCACGAAGGTGACCATCACCACCGTGGACGGCGAGAGGCACGTGTACCTCGGGAGGGACGCCGACCTCGTCTACAAGGCGGTGCTCGGCGTCATGAAGGGCGACGCCCCGAGCGTGATCGTCCACGCGAGGGACACGACCGCCCGGTTCGAGGCGTGCGACCTGAGGAGTGTCGAGTGAAGGCGATCAAGGTCACCACGAGTGACGGTCAGGTCCACGTGTTCGAGGGGGACAAGGACGAGATCGACGCGGTCAAGTACAAGCTCGATCGGGTGCGGCGCGGCATGGACAGCTACGCCACCCTGGTCAACCGGGAAGGCAAGAAGGTCTACGTGTTCCCCGGCTGCGCGTGGAAGGGGATGTGATGTTCGGGAGCGGTCGAGCGAAGGAACCGTGTCTCGTGATCTACACGCGGCGCCGCCGCGACGGGGTGGTGATCGTGGCCCGGGACGCGGGTGAGGCCGATCGCCTGCGGGACGAGGTGCGGCGGATCATGAGCACCACCGCCACGCACGTCGACCTGACGGAGATGGACGTGTCGGGGACGCGGAGGCTCGCGGAGGTCCCGTGTGTCGAGATCGTGCGGTTGGCGATCGAGTACCGATAGCGCGACGAGGGACCAGGGGGTGTTGACAACCCTGGTCCCTCTCGCTAGGCTGACACCTGTACAGACAACGAGGGAGGCAGGCACGTGAACGAGATCAAGTTGGTACCTGAGTACCGACAGGAACGCCGAGTCGTGTTCCCGGTGTGGGGGCACGGCTACACGATCGAGACGATGGTGGGAGAGGTCGCCGACGTCGATGAGATCGAATTCGTCTACCGGGGTGTCCGGGGCGAGGATGTCGACTTGACCCGGGTCGTGTTGACGACGTTGGCGTCCGGAAGCGTGGAGTACGTGCAGACGATTCGGATGCACACCCCCGACTCGTACCACGTGAGTACCGGATACGGCTGGTTGGACGCACTGCGGGATGAGGCGGCCCTGATCGTCACCGACGACGCGGACGCGTGGTGATCATGAGCTTCTCGACCTTCGCGTGGGTGGCCGTGACGTCCTGCGTCGTCAGTGTGGTCGCGGTGTACGTGGTGGAACTGTGGGACCGATACCAGGGGAGGAACGGACGATGACGTACTACGCACAGGGAATCAAGTCGGTCGTGATCGACTCGATCGTGATCGACGGGGATCCCGTGGACGTCGATCGACTCGTGGCCGCGTGGCGTGTCAACCAAGGCGTGACGCCGACGGCACGCGACATGTACCGCGAAGCGCACGACAAGGTGAGCAAGGAGCGTGACGAGGCGATCAAGGCGCGCGACGCGTACAAGACCGCGCACGACAAGGTCGCGGTCGACCTGAACACCGTGCAGTCGGAGGCGCGGAAGGCACGTGTGCAGATCTCACGCGAACGCGACATGTACACGGGGATCGTCAAGGAGCGTGACGCGGCGATCAAGGAGAGGGACGACGCGCGCGTCTTCCTCGAAGCGCGAACGAGGGAGCGCGACACCGCGTCCGAGTGTCTGCGGGACATCTCCGAGGAGCGTCTGTCGTGGCAGGTGTCGGAGCGTGAGGCGCACGCGTCCCGCGACCGGGTCGCCCGGGAGCTGACCGAGGTGACGCGTGAGCGTGACGCGCTGAAAGATCGACTCGCGGACATGGACAAGCGACAGACGGCGCAGGTCGATCGGCTCGTCAAGGAGCGCGACGCGGAGCGGAAGACGGTCGCGTACCTGAGTCGCCGGTTGGAGCTGGTGGGTGAAGGTGTGTCGACGTCGGTTGCCGACGTCGACATCGACGTGGCCCACAAGAGCCTCTGGTTGGTCCGCCGCACCGATGCCGCCGGCAAGCCCGGCGAGTACGGCGACGTGATCGTGTGGGCCACGGACGGCACGGACGCGGTCGACGTCGTTCTGTGGGGCGGGTACAACGGCGCCCCGATGTACGGCTACCGCGACCGCGACCACACGACCGCCGTGCCGCTGTCCTACGGTGACGACGCGGACGATCAGGTCGTCGTGGCACAGACGTTGCGCTAGCGGAGAGGTACGGGGATGGATCGGTGCGTGTGCGCCGTGTCCGGGCGAGGGAGTGGGGTGATACAGGTGGGACCGCTGTATCACCCCTGCTGTGTGGACTGTGGATCACTCAAGGGACTGACGTACGCCGTGAGAGCGGCGGCGCAACTGGTGCTGGACAGGCACCGGGAGGGACACAAGTGATGTGTGACGACGAGAAGACCGTGTATTGGGTACGCGACCGGGATGGTGACGGAAGGTGGCACCGCGCCACGCCGAAGGGAGGCCAGCCGATCAGCGGATGCGTGGTGTGTGAGCGCTCCTGCGACGGCGAGACACTGTGGGTGGTGCCGGAAGGCGGGACGGACGTGCGTACCGAGCGGTACACCGCCCACCTGGTCGCACCGTGCGCCGCGTGCGACGTGATCCACCTGCGGGCGTCGCGGGCCCGCATGGTCACGAGCATCGCCGAAGCGTTCGACGTGCCCGAGCACGTGATCGACGCGGCCGGGCACTCCACGCCTGCGGGATGGACCTGGGGCAAGATCGCGTCCCACGGCGTATGGCACCTCTGGGCCAAGGCCACGGACGGCGCGGACACGGTGATCATGGCCTGCGGTCGAATCGACAGCGACGCTTCGGTCGACCGGGACTCCCTGGCGCGGCGCAGCGACGAGTACCGCGAGGGAAGGGCCAACTGTTCCACCTGCCGTGCCCTGTGGCCGTGGGTGCGCACGTTCGACGACGCGACAAGCGATCGGGATCACGTCTCCTACGATCGCCTGCGAGTCGGGCTCGATCAAGCCGTGAGGTCCCTGGGTACGGTGGTGCGCGAGCGTGAGGCGCTGCGGCGTGAGCGGAACGACGCGATCACCGCGAGTCTGGAACGGATCAAGGAACGGGACAACGCGCTGCGCGCCGTGAAGCTCATGAAGGGCGCGCGGGATCGGGATCTCGCCTCCTACGATCGTCTGCGGCGCGAACGGAACGAGGCGGTCGTACACGCCGACGCGGCGGACGCGGAGGTGAAGTGGGCGCGAGGGTGTTACCGCAGCGCCCTGAAGCGACTCCACGTCACGGAGGCCGCGAACACGTCGAACGAGGCCGAGGCGGCACGCCTGCGTCGAGAACTGACCGAGGTGGTCAAGGAGCGCGACGACCTGCGGA